TTACTTCTCCAGGCGGTACGGGACTACCGTAACAACAATGTTTTTCCTTAGAATCAGCAAAGTTCTCAAAAGCCAGCCGGTCTGATTGTGCAGGAGCCGGTGCCACCATTTTTTCGTCTCAAATTCCGGTATCAGGATGGTAATATAATCTTCGGGGTTTTTTTTCTTTTCCACCCTGTCAATGAATTTAAACAAAGGGGCAATGATGGCCCGGTGGGGTGAGTACAGTACAATCAGCCTTACCCCCGGGTTCCATTTTTCCCATTTTCCCCTTATTTTTTTTGCTGCCTCTTCATCGGTTGCCACGTATACGGCAACTATGCGGTCGGACAGCTTTTTAGCGTAGGTAAGCGTATTTGCCACCACACGGGTAACTCCTGCCACAGGCACGATGATGATATTGCTGCCTTCGGCCGGCTTGATTGTGATGCTTTCGTCCAGGGGCAGTGCCAGTTGTTCCCGCATATCCTCATAGTGGTTGTAAATGCGCTTGAAGATGTAGATCAGCGAGGGTATGGCAACGAGGATTAGCCAGGCTCCGTAGAAGAACTTTGCCACCATGATGACCAGGACGACAATGCCTGTTACTGCAGCCCCCAGTCCGTTTAAAAAGGCCCGGACAGTCCAGCCGGGAACTTTTTCCTTTCGCCAGTGTACCACCATGCCGCACTGGGCAATGGTGAAGGATAGAAATACTCCCAGCGCGTACAGGGAGATAAGGTGTTCAGTATTGCCGTGATAAAGAATGATTAATACGGCCGCTACAATGCTCAATAAGATTATTCCGTTATGGAAGGTTAGCCTGTCGCCCCTGGCAGCCAGGTAACGGGGCATGTATTTGTCCCGGGCCAGGATCGACAAAAGGGGCGGCAGTCCGTTATAGGCGGTGTTTGCTGCAAGGTACAGCACGAACATCGTCGTGACCTGGATGTAATAATACATGAAGCTCCTGCCGAAGGTCAGCTCTGCCACCTGGGAGACCACGGTGACGTTCTCGGCCGGCATTATGTGATAATGGAGGATTAACAGGGTAATGCCGGCGAACATCACCGCCAGTATTGTCGACATCCAGTAAGTCGTTATCTTGGCGTTTCTTACCTCTGGTTCCTTAAACATAGGAACGCCGTTTGAAATGGCTTCGATGCCGGTCATGGAACTGCAGCCGCTGGCAAAGGCCCGCAAAGCAAGGTATAGGACTGCCCAGTCAAGCGGCTGCCTGGCTAGAGATTGTTGGGGAATAACCACTTCATGTCCTGTCACCATGCGGAAAATGCCGTAAGCAATTAACGCCAGAATTCCGAAAATGAAGGCGTAAGTGGGAAAAACGAAAGCATTGGACGATTCCCGGACGCCTCTTAAGTTTATCAGCATCAATATGCCGAAAAGGACAAAAAGGTTTAACTCCAGCCTGTGACCCAGCAGCATGGGAAATGCCGAGATAATGGCATCGGTGCCGGAAGATATGCTGACCGCCACCGTCAGGCTGTAATCAATAAAAAGCGCCGCCGCCGCAGTCAGGGCCGCCAGTTCGCTGAGGTTATTTCTGGCGACGGAGTAAGATCCGCCGCCGCCCGGGTTGGCCTGGGCAACCTGGGCGTAAGAGAGGGTCACAAAGCCCAGTGTTAATAAAATTGCGGCAGCAACAAGCCAGGTGTAGCCGTAGGCAAGTGCCCAGGGCACGGCCAGAATTAAAACAACCTGCTCCGGACCGTAACCTATGGATGATATCGCGTCGGAAGAAAAAATTGAGAGAGCTTTCCATTTAGGCAGTTTTTCTTTGATAATTTCATTATTGTGAAGCGGTCTGCCTATAAGAAGCCTTTTTAAGCTGCCTGGCATGGTACTACAACCCCCATTTTTCAATGTTTGTTGCTTTTCTTGAAAGCCCGCCAAAAATGTCCGCCTGGAAAATAAAATACCCAGGAACGCAAAAACTCACCCTGGGTTTAAAAATATAAACCTTTATGCATAGTTTTATCCTTCCTTTCAACGCTTGCGAGGTTAGCTGACGGATTCGGGCCGAAGGAATTAGCCCTACCCGTTAGCTGCCGGTTGGTGTCCGCAGGGTTGCCGGCAGCTGAACGGGATTCACCCCAATGGTTGGGTCCCCCGCTTCCTTTCGGAATTCAGCGATGCATACAGTGTAAATTATATTCTTTGGACGGTGAAAAACAATGCTTATTTTTGTTAAAAATAAGCCGGCTGATTCAATTTTTTGGCTTCCCCGGCTGACTATCTTCTGCTTGCGAAAGTATGCCTGTTAACTTTGGTTTTTGCGGCAGTTGGCGAAAAGACCGGGCCGTCAGGCAGTTTTTTTCCTGTGGGCAAAATCCTGCTCAAGCGAGAAGGTTTTTGAACTCGTCAACGGTTAGTCCGGCCTGCTCCAGGATGTTTTTCAATAGCTTTGGTTTCAGGATTTCCCCGGAATGCACAGGAACAGTAACCAGACTTTTAGAACCCGCCTTCAGTAAATGGTGGTGGCTACCCTGTATTCTTACCACCACAAAGCCAGCTCTCTTCAACGCACTAACCACTTCTTTACCCGTGACCCTGGGTAGCCTGCTCATGAAGCTATCTCTACCTGCACTTCAGCTATTTCAACGTCTTTAGAGGGTAGAGGTAAACCTTCCTGTGCTAAAGCTGCCAGGTGGCCTGCTATAGCCTCTTTTGCCCTTTCCAGTGCTTCTTCAATCGTATCTCCCTGGGTGAAGCACCCTGGTAAGGCAGGAACGGAAACTACATAGCCCTTACCTTCCTCATCCCATTCGAGGATGACTTTATAGCGGTAAAGCATATCGTTTATACCTCCCTGGACTAAACGTCCTCTGTTCTTCACATCCAAGGCAGCGGCTCCCCATTTTTTTAAACTTTCGATGTCCCTTCTTATGGCGTCCTCGGTCATTGCCAAGGCTTCTTTCTTAGTTTCTCCTTGAGTGTGCAAAGCCGATAGTGCCGGTACAGAAGCAATATAGCCTCCTTCTTCGGCAGGTTCGAGGTAAACAATGAAGAGGTTCATGTTCTTCCCTTACCGGGACGCATTCCAGCCCTTACATATAGTATGCCTTGGTGAAGTAAGATTTAGCTTTCCTGTGGGCAAAATCCTGTTCAAGCGGGAGAGTTTTTTGAGGAAGTTGAGGAAGGAAAGGAATCCGCTAAGGAAAGGAATCCGCTGGAGTTAATTAATTCAACGCGGACGGATTCATATTTTACAGAAAAATTTTCGAGGCCCCAGAAGCCTCGAAAATCAAGCTGGTGCCGAAGGTGGGAGTCGAACCCACACGGGGGGTGAGCCCCGGCGGATTTTGAGTCCCAGATTTCGGAAACTTTTCGCCAGACGTTGATATTACAGGACTTTTTCTTATACCATTCCGTTAAGAACAAGGGAGCAATTTTTAGGTGCCTAAACTTTCAAACGAGTCCCTTTACAAATCAGATTTCAACATTATCGAAAAAATACCTTCTCGAATTTAAATTTTTTTTTGTGAGCCTTTGTTATTCTTTCTTAGCTAAAAAGTGGAAGAAGGTGTGGCTGACTTGTAAAATAATTCCCGCACACTTTCCGGCATACCTTTGCGAAGCTGTTTATTATGAACGGTGGGAATACATTAGCTTTACAAAATCTTCTAAGCCATTCGACCCTTGAAATGGTCAGGCATTACGTCAACCTGTGGGACAACGATTTACAGGTTATGCACTCTTTAGCATGTTTTATTTTACATAGATATAAAGGATTTACGGTTAAATAATAGAAATATATAAACTATTAATCTCGAGAGGTGGTAATTGTATTGAGATATATGGCAATTTATGTAAGATCATTATTTGTTATACTTTTTTTCTGTGTTATTTTTAACTTTATTTTAGTTGATTCATATTGCCAAACCATGAGTCAAAGTAATAATGACCAGAGCGTAAGTATATCTGCACTTTATGAGGCACTTTTAGAAACCAAAAATGATAAAATTATTATTTTAAATAATATTATAACTTGGGGTATTACGATAGTTGCAATAGTTGTTACTGCTATAAGTTCTATTTGGTATTTCTTATACAAAAAAGTGCGAGATAAAACAGATGAGTTAATGGATAATATTGATAAGTCCAACAAACTCATAAATGATTTATATAAGGCCAAGAGAGATATTGAACAACAACAGAATAAAATAGACGATATTTTAAATACAAGAAATTTTAAAGAGAGTTTTGAAGAATATAAAGATTTAATAAATAATAAGTTGTTTGAATTAGAAGATTTTGTTAATCAAATAAAACTTAAACAATTAACTGTAGAAAAAATAAGTGAAATAAATTCTTTTAAAAGTTATGTTAGGTTATTAGGACATTCTGAAGGGCCATTTCCCAATAGGATGTCCATAGAAGATATTGAATTATATAATGACATATGCAAATATAAAGATAAGCTTGATGAGTTAACAATCGAACAAATTAAATCCCTTAATAGTAAATTTAAAGCTTTATATACTAAGTATAGAAAAGAAGGCGACAAGTTTGATTATATGGTATAAAGTTAACAGATATAAAAAATTCGTCAATTAATCAAGTCAAGGAAGGAACTATAGAAGCTGGGGTTCTTAAGGAAACAAGATGTATATAATACCCCGGTTCCATATCAAACTGTAGATAACACGCCGTTTCCTTGAATATGTCTACTAGAACTTGTTTCACTTTCCCCTACCCACCCACTATGGTGAGGGCGACGGCAGCCCCACCATTTTTACTTTGAAAGGGGAAAATTTTATGGCTTACATCCACGTCTACATGAATAACCCAACCGCCGGCGGTACCGACGGCACCCAAGTTTCGGAAAATACCGGGGCCGCTCCTATTTCCGTGACCCTGAACGCCACTAACAACGAGGAAAGTGCGGCGATCAAGCTGGCCCTGCGTTGTGACACCGGCTACCAGACCAACGGCGACGTAACCATCGCCCTGGTGGGCACTACCGCCGCAAAGTGGGCGTTAGCCCCGGACAACGCTGGCTCCCCCGGAACCTTCGGGGCCTACGGTGCTTACCTAACCCTGACTAACCCTGTAATTGGGGCAACCAATAAACTTTTCTGGGCTAAAGCAAAGGCGACCTCAGACGAAACCCCTGTCAACGATACCACTGTTGACCTTCAAGTAACCGCAACTATCGAAGCTGTATAGAAAGGGTGTAGTTTAATATGGCAGGCGGTTTTTATATTTGTGGGATGATCGGCTCACCGTCAACTTCCAAGTACGGCGACGAAGACCCTTACAGGCCTTACATCGACAATTACCCTGTAAACTATGTCTGTGCGGCAGTAGCGGGAAAGGGGGCTTTGGTCTATGTTTCAAACCCTACCCCGGAAATGGAGGCCGACCCAAAAATCCACCGCATTAACAAAGCTATGGACGATACTTTAACCCGTAGTGAATGGAATTTCCTTGTCAACAAGCTCAAAGGGCTGGGGCTTAACCCGAACGAGTACAACCCCAAACTAACTGTAAGAGAAGCGATAATCTGGATTGGAACTCAGTACAACCCAGCATTTGACATTGACCACTTCCACGTAGCATAGACCAGGGGTTTTTCCCCTGGTTTTTCTTTTTTGTATATAGCCGAGGTAAGGGGGTGGACTGGAATAAAATGACCGTAACCAGGAACAGTACAGGGAAAATACGGACAGAATATTGGAATTCCAACACTTTAGCGAACTATTATACTGCGGGAACTGTTACCTATAACGCGACCAACAAATGGATACAAATGGCGGATAACTTGTCTACCAGCATAGCGGACTGGGGCGATGACTACCAATTTCCTGCCGGAGTGGGCGACTATATCCACCAGCACCTTTTCTACTTCAGCGGGACATATAAAACGACCGGCTCGGGCTTTTATTTGTATAACCGCTTTGTTGACGATGGCTCACATTATTACTACTATACCAGGTACGACTGGAACCTTAACAAAATATACCTTTTCAAGTATTTGACCTCTTCTACGCAAATAGCGTCTTATACCCCACCCGCCTCACTTTCTGCCAACACGTGGTATTACTACAAATTTATGTGCAAAGGCTCAAGGCTGGCGATAAAAATCTGGCAGTACGGGACAGCAGAACCCAGCACGTGGCAAATTGATACAACTGACGCCTCCTGGACAGGGGCCGGTATCACGTCAACCACTGCGTACAAAAAGTTATGCTATGCTGATGACTATACTGTATATTCTTCTCCTAATATTACCGTTTCAGGCCTCCCTGCCGGGTGGAAGGCCCGTGTGGGTGGTTCTACTGGGCCGACGGCGACGGAATCCGGCGGGACGGCTACAGTCAACTGCGAACACCTTACTTTCCCGGTAAGCTCCGTTGAAATCCTGGACGCCAGTAATACCGTGCAAGACGGCATCACCTTAACAAATGATGTTTGGGGCGGCGACGTTTTTACCTATTCCGGGCTTGTTAACGTGGTTTTGAACGCGGATACCAGAAGGAAGGTTATAAAAAGCGGTATCACTGTTTTAGCCGACACCTTACGCAAAGCACGTAAGACCGACCAGGCCCAGGCTGATACCTATCGAAAGTCCCGGCAGGCAACCACAGTTTTGGCGGACACCTACCGTAAAGTACGAAAAAACATCCAGGCCCCGGCTGATACTCTGCGTAAAGCAAAGTTTAATATTATGGCCCTGGTTGACGCCCAGCGTAAAGTGACCCGGTCCGGCTCTGCTACCGTGGACACCTACCGGAAAGCACGAAACGCGGCTTTAACTTTGGGGGATACCTACCGCAAAGCCCGGAAGACCGGGGCGTCCCTGGTTGATACCAATCGCAGACTGAAAAACACAGCTAATTCTATTTCTGACACCCTACGCAAAACGCGAAATAACGCCCAGACCCATACGGACACCCGCCGCAAAACCAGAAATAACACAATAGCACCGGCTGATACAGAGCGAAGGCTGCGGAATGTTATTACAATTACCGCCGATACGGTAAGAAAAGTTAAGAATACGGCCCAAGTTATGTTAGACAGCTGCCGGAAAATACAGGCAAACGCCAAGACAAAAGCAGATGCCTACCGCAAAACCAGGGTAATCACGGCTGCCAACGTAGACACCCGCCGCAAGGCCCTGGCCCTGTTTGTTGCGGCCCCGGATACGATTCGTAAAATACGCTTGAACGTGGCGGCCCTGGCTGTAGATGCCCGGCGTAAAGTGTTAAATAACACCCAGGGTGTTGTTGACACCCGGCGTAAAGTAACGGACAGCTTCATTTTTCTGACCGACACCCGCCGTAAGGTACGGGTAAACACCCAGACCCAAGCTGATAGCTTGCGTAAGCTGCGGCAAAATATTGTAACTAACGCCGATACCCTGCGAAGCGTTGTTTTAATCAGCGTCACCACTTTCTACCTGGACACCTTACGGAAAGTTAAAGCCCAGGCACAAGCCGTAAGTGATACCCGCCGGAAGGCACTTAACGCCGTTTTTATCGTCGCGGATACCTACCGCACGGTACGAAATACCGTTCAGACTATTAATGATACCTACAGAAAGACCAGGGCGAACGTACAGGCCCACTCGGGCACCGTGCGGAAAGTGGCAGCCACCGTGACCGTGTTGGCGGACACCTTACGTAACGTAACGCTTATAACTGTGGTTGTAATTCAAGCGGATACATTACGGAAAGTAGCTGCAAGCATACAAGCTCAAGCGGATACAAAAAGGAAGGCTCTGGCCGACGCCGTAGTAAATTCGGACACCTACCGGAAATCCATAAAAACCGTCCAGGCCCTTTTTGATACCTACCGTAAGACCAGGAAAGCGGCTCAAGCTAGCGTAGATACTCGGAGGAAAACACTGGCCCAAGCTGTAGCCGAGTCTGATACTTACCGTAAAGTCAAAATGGCGGCCCATGTTTTAGCGGACACCTACCGGCAAGTGACGGCAATTGCCGTAACCCGAGTTAATGCCGATACCTTCCGCCGTGTTATTGTCAACACCCAGACCAACGCCGACACTAAGCGAAGGCCCATCGTAAATTTAACGACCCTGGCCGATACTTTCCGCAAAACTACAGCCCAGGGATTAGCTCAGGTTGATGCCTACAGGAAAGTTATCGTAGGGACTGAAGCTCACGCTGACACCAGGCGGAATACCCTGGCCATTATTGTGGCCTTGGCCGACACCAGGCGGGGCATTAGGAAGGCCGCTTTCCTTGTGGCTGATACCTTACGGGAAATTATTAAGACACTGTTACGCCGTGCCCCGGACTACGAAATAACGGAACTGGTAGACCGCTATACGGCCCAGGAATTAGAAGACCGTTACAGCTTGACCGAACAGGCCGAACGGTACGAAGCCCAGGAAATTGAATACCTCTTTGAGGCGGCTGAATTATCGGAAAGATACGAATGGAAGGAGGACGCCCTGGAAGTGCGTACTTTTGTAATGGGTGAAAAGAAAGAAGTAGGCGTGGAAATTAGCTCGACCGACGGCTCCAATTTCCAAGTGACATCCGCAACTTACAAATATAAGGACGGCTCAATAACTTTGGCAGAAGGTGGAGCCGTTGTTGACGGCCATAGAGTCTTCATCCTGTTGGAGCCGATCATTGCAAGCTACACCCAAGAAAGTAGTCTTCACTGTAACCCTGCAACCGCTGGATGAAAACGGACAGCCTGACACCTCGAAGAACCAGGAAACCATTAAGGCTACCGTGGGCCTAACTGTTACAGAATAATGCAACAAGATGCTATATTATATTACAACACGCAATTGCGACGGGGCTTTTAGATGTTATGAAGTGGCAAAACATAAGGGAGGGGCTTTTGCCCTTCCCTATTTTGGAATCTGGTTTGATTGACACAAAGTCTTTTAATTTACGTTAATTAGGGCTTGCTGAATAGCCATAAATTCCAGTAGTACCAAAGGATTAAGGGCCTTTTTGTCGAATTATTCTCCAAGGAAAACGAGCTAAATCATGTAAAAAGCTTGCACTTGGAGGCGGAAAAATGTACCGGCGTCCCACTGGTCAGATGGTTATTGAAGACTTTCTACTTCCCTTCGAAGGAAAACTTGATGCCAACAACCGCTGGGTGAAACTGGCCAAGATAATACCCTGGGAGCAGATCGAAAATGAATATGCCGATCTTTTCCCGTCCAATACCGGTACAGTGGCAAAGCCCTTGCGTATGGCCCTGGGCGCCTTGATTATAAAAGAACGATGCGGTTTCACCGACAGGGAGACGGTGGAGCAGATCACCGAAAACCCCTATCTCCAGTATTTCATTGGGCTGGAGAAATACCAGATAGAACCGCCCTTCGATCCCTCGTTAATGGTCCATTTCCGGAAACGGTTGGATCAAAAGATCATAAAGAAAATTAACGAGTTGATCTGCCAGAGCGAAAAACACAAGGAACAAAAAGACAAGGACCCAAAAGACAAAGACCCAGGCAATCCATCAGGCTCCGGTAATTTTGAAGTATGGAAGCCGGAAGTGAACAAGGGCAAGCTGTTGCTTGACGCTACCTGCGCCCCGGCAGACATCCGGTATCCCACTGACCTCTCCCTTCTCAATGAGGCCAGGGAAAAATGGAAAAGATGATCGACACCCTGTACAATCAGGAACTCGGACTGGCCAGGAAACCCCGTACCTACCGCAAGCGGGCGAGAAAAGACTACCTGAAGTTCGCCAGGCAGAGAAAACCGCATGTGAAGGCTATTCGTAAGGCTATCGGTAAACAACTGGGGTACCTTCGCAGAAACCTGGGCACAATCGATTTTCTTCTAAAGTGTGATGGCCATGGCAATTTGAGCGCCCGGCAGTCTAGAGAACTGGAAACCATTCGTATTCTCTACGCCCAGCAGCGGGAGATGTACCAGACAAGGACACACCGTATCGATGATCGCATAGTCAGCATCTCTCAGCCCCACGTGCGTCCCATAGTAAGGGGCAAGGCCAGGGCGGAGACCGAGTTTGGGGCTAAAGTGGCCATTAGCATGGTTGATGGATACGCCTTCATCGATCACCTCAGCTGGGATTCCTTCAACGAAAGTCTTGGCTTAAAACAGGCGGTCGAAGACTACAAGAAACGGCACGGTCACTATCCGGAAGCAGTCCTGGCCGACCAGTTATATCGTACCAGAGAAAACCTCTCTTTCTGCAGAAAACATGGCATCAGGCTGAGCGGGCCGCCGCTGGGCCGTCCGCCACTTGATAGCAGACGGGAGAAGCAATTCGCACACCAGGACATGAGGGAACGCAACGCTGTTGAAGGCGGCTTTGGCGTATGCAAGCGCAGATACGGCTTGGCCAGGATCATGGCACGCCTCAAAGAGACAGCAGAGAGCGTCATTGCGCTGCAGTTCCTGGTAATGAACTTGGAACACCGGCTCCGGCTTCTTTTTTGCCATTTTATATGCGCCATCTTGAAGACTTATAAGGACCAAAATTACACTGTGTATGCGGTTATCTAAGAGCAGTTTGTGAAATTGGAAAACTTGTTCAGCAAGCCCTATTTTATTCTTTATTGTAAGAAGAAGTTCCTTTTAAATCAGTGCTTCTAATAGCCTCTGAGCGTAACTTAGCACCAATAACTGATTCAATGATTTTATCAATAATATTAACCCTCTTATCGTTTTTTGAAATATAAACCTTTAAAATATTAGCAAGCTTTATTAAATCATTCTTGCTAATATTTAGGTCTTTTGTTAATAAGGTATAAGCTTCTTCCCTAGTTGTAATTTTTGAAATTTGTCTTGATAGATTTTCTATTTCCGCATCACTAATTACTTTCCTACTTGGAAATAATTCTTTTGATTTTTGCTTATTATTGTCAGTTGATGTTCTGTGATTATCAGTATAGAGCAACATCCCCTTTCCATTAATTAATTTATTGTATTGTTCATCAGTGAGGCCGCCAATTGTTTCAGATAGTACCTTAAATAATGATGCAAGTTCGTTTTTAAAACAACTCATCATAGACCAACCTTTCGGATAAATTCATCTGCTAACTCTTCCAATTCAGAGCGGACGTCAATATAGGTTTTTCCAGAAGCACCTTTAATTACTACAGGGACACCGTACTCTGGTGCATCAGCATATGCAGTTTTGTTTTCACGAATTAGCGTATCAAATATAGGCAGTCCTGTCCTCTTAACTTGTTCAATATATTGCTCTTGTGCAAAAATTGGTTTTCCACTTCTAATAAATACCATTGTAAAGATTATACCCAGGAGCTTAGGTGATAATTCATTATAATTGTCGTCAATCTCAACAGCATATTTATTGTAGTCCCTAATAAGTTCTTCAACGTGTCTATTTAACTGCTCTATACCCAAGGTGGAAAGGTAATCAGGCTTTGCAGGAACCATATAGTAATTACTTGCAACCAATGCGTTTTTTGTTACAACATTAAAATTTGGCGGACAATCTATTATTATTAAATCATATTTATCTTCAAAACTTGCTAATCCATTTGCTAATAAGGAATATATCTTAAGGAAATTATTTCTATGTTGGCGTGGTGATGATCCTCCAAGCATAACAGCTAATTCAAGGTCTACATTTATTAATCCCAAATGAGAGCAAATAATGTCCAGCGGTGCTGTAGTAATATCATTTACTCTAGGTGGCCGAATTATCAAGCTCGATAGGTCTTTTATTGCTCCATGATCAATAAAGGCATCAAACCAAAATTTTATGGTTTTATCATCCTGAAATTTGTTTCTCCATAAATCAACCGACACAAATGAAAAAGTCAAATTCGCTTGAGGATCTAAGTCAACTGCTAAAACCTTTTTCCCTCTAAATGCCAATTCAGCAGCCAAATTTGCTGTAAGAGTTGTCTTACCGACGCCTCCTTTGTAGTTAATAATCGAAACTATTGGCATTGAAAACATCTCCTTTTATCCAAGATTACGAAAAGGTTTTTCCTAAACCAGTTTGACATCAACAATAAAATCCCTTCCAAATCTTATTAATAAAATTTAAAAATATTTAGGTAATAAAGGGTGGGAGAGACATCCTGTCTAATGTGTTATTTTACAGAGAGGAACGAACATCGTGGAATTCACAGTAAACCGCCACTATGCCATGCAAACCATAACTACCCCCCGCACCCTCGCCATAGCTGAAGCCTTCGGCGTGTCCCTGGACGACCAGTACACCTTCACCGTCTTTGATAACTTCACCCTGACCGTGGCTCCCGGCGATATCATTTACATCACCGGCGACTCTGGAAGTGGCAAAAGTACGCTTTTACGTGAACTTCACGCGGCCCACCCCAACGTCCTGGCCGCCCATGAAATCACCGTAGACCCGGAAGCCCCGATCATTGAAAGCGTGGGCCATAACACCCCCCAGGCGGTACAGCTTTTAACCATCGTCGGCCTAAATGACGCCTTCCTATTCCTTCGAAAATACCGGGAACTCTCTGACGGCCAAAAGTACCGCTTTATGCTGGCTAAAATGCTGGAAGCCGACGTGGAAGCCTTTTTCATAGATGAATTTTGTTCCATCCTAGACCGCGACACCGCTAAAATCGTGGCCTTCAATATGCAAAAGGTTTGTCGTAAGAACGGTAAGACCCTTGTGGTAGCCACCGCCCACACCGACCTTGAGGCCGACCTTAGCCCTGACGTTGTTATTAGAAAAGGGCTGGGAAGTAACGTACAAACCCTCTACCCCTGGCACCCACCTTTACCTCACCGTTGCACCGTAGAAGCGGAAATCACCCTGGAACCCGGCACGCTAAGAGACTACAAAGCCCTCTCCCGCTTCCACTACCGTAACGACAAAATGTTTAGAAGTGCCCAGCACGTCTTTAAGTACACCCACCGGGGCCAAACGGTGGGTGTTATTGTTTATCAGAACCCTCCGCTGGCCCTGGCCGGCCGTAACGCCTGGACTGACCGTTACCGGGCTGCCACTTCCGAAGTGGCCCGGCTTTTAAACCAGGAAGTAACCATGATAACCCGCGTGGTACTGCACCCCAAGTACCGGGGGATCGGCCTGGGGGCAAGGCTGATTAGGGACACCATGCCCTTGACCGGCAAGCGGTATGTGGAAATGCTGACTACGATGGGAACCGTGAACCCCTTTGCGGAAAAGGCCGGGATGACCCGCGTACCTTATACGCCGTTTGAAAAATTCAAAAAGCTCCGTGCACAGCTTCGGCTCCTGGGCTGGGACTTCACCTTTGGGAGTTCTGTGGCCTATAACTTGGAAAAGTTAAACACGCTAGACCCGGATACTTACCGACTCCTGGCTACCGACATAATAAAGCAAGTCTACAACGCCAAAGACGGTGGAACGATGTCTGTAAACAAAGGGCACAAGCAAGCCTGGAGGCGGAAAGTGGACGAATTCAGCAAAGAAGAAGTAGCAAAGCTGATTAAAGACGTTATGCCCAGGGAAAGGGCTTATTATATCTGGGAAAATCCCGAATACAAAACGATGGCATTAACTTCCTGACAGAAAGTGGCAAAAAACCATTGACTTGTCTCTCATTACGTAATATAATACACTCATAAGGCGGGACGCCAAATAACCCAACATCAAGCGACACCAAGGAGGACAAGCACAATGGCGATGAACAAACTGAGAACCTTCGAATTCAACGAAAACAGGACCTTCGGAGTTGAAATTGAATTCTTCGGAACCACCGCCCCGCAAGTGCTGGAAGCCCTGCGGAACGCCGGGATAGACGTACAGCACGAAAGATACAACCACAGCCGCCGCCCCCACTGGAAGTTAGTATACGATTCCAGTGTAAACAACGTAGGTACTGGCCTGGCGACCGGCGGCCACGAACTGGTAAGCCCGGTGCTGAAAGGCAAAGATGGCCTGGAAGAACTGAAGAAGGTTATGGAAGCCCTGGACAGGGCCGGGGCCAAGGTCGACAAGACCTGCGGCTTCCACGTACACCACGGCGTCGCCGACTTCACCGTAGACAGCTTCAAAAACATCTTCTTCCTGTACTACAAATTCGAGAATTTCTTTGATGCAATAGTAGCCCCCAGCAGACGCGGCAACGGCAACCAATACTGCCGGGCCATCACCAGGGAGCAGATCGAAAAGCTGGAACAGGCCGACAGCCTGACCAGGATAGGCGAAATTTTCCACAGCCGCTACCATAAACTGAACTTCCAAGCCTACTACCGTCACCAGACCCTGGAATTCAGGCAACACGGGGGCACGGTTAACAGCCAGAAAGCAGTCAACTGGGTAGTCTTCACCCAGGCGATTGTCGAAAGGGCCAAGCTGGAAACCATACGGATAGCCAGGAAAGACCACGACCGGGACGCCGTAACCAACTTCAACCACGAACGCCGCCTGAGAAGGACACTGTTCGGGGAAGTCACCAGGGAAAGCCTGAAAAACGACTACGGCCAGGCGGTAAAATTCCAGATGAAACGCCGCCAGCACTTCGAGAGCAGGGCCGCCTAGAACCGAATAAAAGGCCGGGGTTGAAAAGGCCCCGGCCCTTACGGTAGAATAAGGGGGAATAAAAAATGTTAATATATGCCGAGGATATTTTTAAGGGGTTGTATCCGATGTTGACAGTCACGTTCATAGACGGGTTAAGGCTGGAAGGTGAAACCTACGACGATATAGTAAACCAGCTTTATAATTCTTCTTTCAGCGAGGAAGACACGGTGGAAGAATTTATGCAGGGGGTAGGCCGCCGGGCACAAATACAAACCGGCCAGGCCATAAACTTTACAGATTGTGAGTCTTTCATAAAAGAATTGAAGCGGGTAAACATTGTTACAGAAATACTGGAACACTAAGGCAAAAGGGACTTTGCTTAATTTTTTTTGCTTGAAATGTACCTCATTACGTACTATAATACAAATATGCAGCATTACGAAATGGGGGACACGTAAATGAAAAAATACCGTAAAGTAGAGCTTGACGATAATGGTTATCTTACCGTTTTATACTTCGCTTACGGCTCCAACCTTAACATAGAACAGATGAAAGCCCGGTGCCCCGGCTCAAAGCCGGTGGCCGTGGCCGTGGTCCCCAACTACCGGCTGACTTTCAAGGGAAGCCATCGGCGGGGGTACGGAGTGGCCGACATAGAACAGGCCAAGACAGGCGGGTACCAAGTCTTTGGGGCCTTGTACCGGATAACCGCCGAAGACCTTATAACCCTGGACAGGTACGAAGGCTACCCGCGAATGTATGATCGCTACTACATCCCGGTAGTGCTGGAAGACGGCACCGAAGTCCTGGCTTTCGCTTACCAAATGGCCCCCCACTACGTCGAGGCCGCCCCTGGGGAACACTACTTTGAAATAATCCGGCAGGGTTATGAAGATTGGGGGATCGACACGGCCTCGCTTTACGAAGCACAAGATTGGGTTGGTGAAAGCGGAAAACGCCTGGAATATGAATTTTAGTCATAGTTTAGTAATAGCATGCAACAGTTAAATTCAATAAACGATAGGAAACAACAGGCACTAGACTCGGTTTTATTGAAATTTTATTTTTTTAATTTTTTTTGCCATAACCAATACTGTTACAATCAATTAAACACTCTCTGTTTATCTTAACTTCAATACAGTAATTTTTATTTAATTGAGTGTATTCTTTTTTCTTAGATTTTCTATAAAATGAAAACCTAAATTCTCTCTCATTAATAAAATCTGGATTTTTAATAAATGGTGCAATGTTATAAAAATCATTTGCTAATTGTACCCACATCTCGTTCTGTCGTACAAATTCTTTTGTTCCCTTCTCATTATTTGTTTCAATCCATATTCCATTTTCTATTAATAACAAAGATCTCCACCCACTTGTGCAACTTGAAGGAGTACTTGCCAGATATGGATCGTCTATAATACACACATTGTTAATATTCTTTTCTAATATTTTTTTATATTCATTTTCATATTTATGAAGAATTGATAAAATATTTTCTTTCAGATGCTTTTCAGAATAAACAACGTTATCACATAAAAAATAATCATAATATAAACCCTGATCGGCAATTTTTTTCAAACAAGAAATTAACTTTTTCTTATCAAAGGATATTCTAAAAACTTCAGTGGCATCATCATAAAGGCATCTTCCAGCAACATCATCTCTTATTCCAAACGTACAAAACATAAAAACATTATTCTTAAGGAATTCATATTTTTTGTCTTTACCGATAGGGTTTAAAACATCATCCATTACTTTTATTGCACGTTTTATATAAGTGCTGTCACAATCGTATTCCTGTTGTATTTTTTTCACTATTTTTTTAATATATAATGTGTCTTCGACATCGTTTCTTGATTTCGATGTTAATTTAAGCCAAAGGGTATTATTATCATATATCCCTAGTTTGCCAGACAAATCAGTATAGTGATATAAAATATCTACCATTGTTATTCCTCCCAAAAACAACCCACCATTATACAATAAAATATCCACTTGTAATAGTTTCCACAGAGAATCAAGTATCTCCTTCTTTGTTTGTATTCCAGGGATTTCTAAGACATAAATTTGGTACAGCTTTCCTTAGAAAAGTTAATGAAATCAATTTTTTGGGAAATAATTTGTTAGTCCTAAAATGTCTGATATGGTCTTCACCTTATAAATTTTACGATGATCAGGGGCAAAATTATAAACATTTTTGTTCAATGAACCATGATTAGACATACTAACATAATCTTCCTGCCGCTTTATTGCTCTGCTTAAAGGGATTAGACATTTTGTGTATAGTGATTATGTCTTTGAAATTCCTGTATTCAGGAATTTAATCTTTCCAAATTGTTGCACATAAAAAGATTTGACGACAATCCGTAGTGTCCTTTAACTGGGGAATTATTTCAATATTATAACCCGAATACCCAAAAAATCCAAATCCACGTACACGCCCTGGATTGACTTCTGGGGCGTTTTTATTTTGGGGTAATACAAATACCTTACCGTGTACTAATGTACGTAATACAGGCTAACCAGGGCCGCTACAAAGGGGGTGTAGAATGTGAGCTTTGACTTACTGGACAAGTCCCAGCGGCGTGCCCGGATCGAACTTTTGGAAACCCGCGTGAGGCTTATACAAATCAAAATGCGGCACGGGGCGAAAATTACCGAAACCCAGAAGGCCAGCTACCGGAACGACCTGCAAGAACTGGTGAAGCTGAAAAGGATAGACCACGCCGAGGAGTCTGTCCTTTATTTTATGTACGAGTATTTTTCCGACAGCATGAACCCCGAAAACGAGCAAAACTTAATTCCGGCGGGGGTCTACATTGAACAGGCCCCCAAGTTCCACCGCGAACTGTGCAGTATCCTGGATGAAGTCTCTAGCACCGACCCGACGGCCCGGATCGGATGGGCCGCCCCCAGGGGCCACGCAAAATCGGCCTACCTCTCCAACGCCTTTCCCGTCCACCAAATCGTTTTCAAGAAAAGAAAATATATCCTGGTTATTTCCGAAACGGACACTTCGGCCAAGAAGTTTATCGAATGGATATCGCTCCAGCTTAAGTACAACCAAAAACTCCGCGAGGACTTCGGGGAACTGCTTTCCCCCAAGAAGTCTTTAAACGACCGGGACAACCAGGAAGCCTTCCTGACCAAAAGCGGCGTCCTGGTGGAAGCGGCCTCGATGGGCAAGCAGTTACGCGGCAAGCGGAACGGCTCCCACCGGCCCGACCTCGTGGTATGCGACGACCTGGAGAGTGCCAAGAACACCAACACCCCGGAACTACGTGACAAAAATCTACACTGGTTTAACTCCGTAGTCATACCGATAGGCGATCCCCAGCGGACGGCCTTTATCTACATGGGCACCATCGTCCACAGGGCGGGCCTCCTGCCGCATATCCTCAAACGGGCCGACTTCCAAAGCCGCGTCTATTCGGCCGTCGTGTCGCCGCCGGAACGGGAAGACCTCTTGGAACAGTTTGAAAACATCTACCGCGACCCGGAAAACGAAAACCGGCTGGAAGACGCCCTGGCCTTCTACCGTGCCAACCAGGAGGAAATGGACAGGGGCGTGGAAGTCCTCTGGCCCCAGCGGTTTTCCTACGCCAAGTTGATGATGGAAAAGGTAAACATCGGCTCAAGGGCCTTCGGCTCGGAATTTATGAACAACCCCGTAGACGAAGACACCCAGATATTCAAGCCCGGCCTGTTCACCTATTTTGATTACGGCGACCTAAAGGACGACCGGGGATGCGACCTGCCCCTGGACTTTTACGCCGCCTGGGACATCGCCTTCGGGAAAAACAGCCGGTCCGACTATAACGCTATAGTCACAGTGGCACGGCACCGGAAGACCGGCGTTATTTACGTGGTTGACGCCTGGGCCAAGAAGTGCCCGGCCCACGAAGCCTTGGAAGTGGCTATGGAAAAAATCCTACAGTACCGAAACAAAGTATTTGCCGTCGAGACCGTACAGGCCCAGCTTGACCTGTTCCGGCAGTTGCGGGAACGGCTGGCGAAGGCTGGTATTTACACCACCAAACTTAAAGGCGTATCCCACAAGACCAAGAAAGAGGAACGGATCGAAAGCCTGGAGCCGCTGTTTGAAAACGGCTATATCCGGGTGATGCGGCACCAGCGGCTCCTAATTGAAATGCTGGAAAACTACCCCACCCACGACCACGACGACCTCCCCGACGCCCTGCAGATGGCCGTCGAACTATGCGGGAGCGGCAAGAGGAGGACGTTCCATAAAAAACCGGCCGGCTTGTAAAAGGCCCGCCCCGCTAGCCCATTAAGTGATGAACGCAAAAAGGAGGCGAGCCTCTTGTTCGGTATAGGCGAATATTACCCGCCGCCGGCCCATAAAGACCGGATCGCACGCTACCGGGAAAACCGGAAGCTGTTTATGGGCAAACATTACGACGTGTTCCAAAAGGTACAGAACCGGCTCTCGACCAGGAACAACGAAATAATTTATATATCGACGAACCTCCCGGCGATTATCTGCAAGAAATCGGCGGACTTTTTGTTTGGTGAAACGCCTGTCTATACGGCCGGCAAAGACGACAAGGCACCGGAACAATTAGCCCTTGAAAGAATTGTCAAAGAAAACAACTTGGATATAACCAATTATGAGTCGGCCCTGGGCAACAGCTACCGGGGCGACAGCTTTTATAAGGTACGCTGGGGCCAGGAATGGGGCGGCCTGGTGGACGAAAAGGCGGACCCCTACCGCGTGATTATCGAATCCCAGAACGCTGAATACGTCTTCCCCGAGACGGCACCGGGGGACAGCAACAAGATAACCGCCTACCACATCGCCTACCCCATGCTGGTCAGGGACAAAAACGGCGAGGGCTGGGTCTTGAACGTGGAAAGCCATTACCCCGGCCGCATTGTTTACGTTAAGTACCGGATGAACCCGCTCTCCATTACCGTAGACAACGAAATAACCGAATGGCGGATTTACGCGGAACTGGCGGGAAGCCGCCGGGAAGTGGAGACCGACGTGCCCTTCCCCCTGGTGGTACACGTCCCCAACTATGCCACCGACGAAAGCTGGCACGGGATCGACGACCTGACCGAGAACAAGTCCCTGTTTGACGAAATCAACCACCGGCTCTCCCAAATCGCCACCATCCTGGACAAGCACGCCGACCCTGCCATAGCTGTGCCGGCCGGCGTCATGGCCGAAGACGAAGACGGGAACCCGGTCTTCAGGGTGGGCCTGGACAAAGTCTTTGAAGTGATGGGCAAGGACGACGTCGTACCGCAGTACATTACCTGGGACGGCCAGCTACAGGCGGCCTTTCAGGAACTCGAAAGGCTGGTCGACCTCCTGCTGATAAACTGCGAAATCCCCGCCGTGGCCCTGGGCAAAGGCGACAGCGGCACAAGCGGGGCCTCCGGCCTGTCCATTAAATGGCGGATGAACAGCCTCCTGGCGAAGGTTAACCGGAAGCGGCAGTATTATGACCGGGGCCTCAAACGTGTATTGTTAATCGCCCAAATGCTGGAACAAGCACGGGGCGGGAAAAAGGACTACCAGATAACTGTGCCGATAATCAAGTTCAACGACGGCCTCCCCGACGACGAAGCGGAAATGGCCAACATCATGTCTATCCGTACCGGCGGCAAAGCGACCATTTCCCAAAAGACGGCCATTATGGTAATGGACAACCTGACCGAAGAACAGGCCGAGGCCGAACTGGAAAGGATTAAGGAAGAAGAGGCCGTGGCCGATCCTTCTATCTTCAACGCCGAAAATGACCCGCTGAAAAAGGCCCGGGGAAAGCAAAAGGCCGGTGATGCGTAATGCCCGGATTCCGCGTTGTGCCGGAGCCTGACTACGGACGGGACGAACGGAGGTTAGTCCAATACTATAAAAGGGCCTTCAAAGAAATCGCAAGGCAGATGGGCGTTATCACCAACGGTATAGAAGAGGCCCAGGCCGCCTCCCTGCTGAACCAGATCGCCTTTATTTTACGGGAACTGGACGAAAACACCCGCTCATGGGTGGAAGAAACCATAAACAGGGCTTTTAACGACGGCCAGGCAAGTGCCGTTTACGGCATAGGCGAGGCGGCGTCACTGGCCGAGGCCGCTTCCCTGGCTTCCTTCTCCATGCTGGCCCGGAACACCGTGGAGGCCCTTGTCAACGACACCTACACCGACCTCCTGGCTGCCACACAAAACACGGAAAGAAAAATTAAGCAGCTTGTAAGAAGCGTCGTCAGTGACACGATGAGGGTGAAAGCACTGGAACAACTGGGACGCCGTACAACCCGCAACGAGATTATCGACAAGCTGACCAGGGCCGGCCTGTCAAGGCGGCTGGACGGTGAAGTCTGGGTGGGCATTGTGGACAGGGCGGGGCGGCGGTGGAACCTGTCGACCTATGCTGAAATGGTGGTCAGGACTAAAATACAACAGGCCCACGTGGAAGGGAACCGCGTGGAAATGCTGGAGCGGGGCCTTGACCTGGCTGTTGTCTCCTCCCACGGGGCTACCGACCCCTGCCGGAACTTCGAGGGTATGGTTATTTCACTTAACGGGCTGACCCCCGGCTACAGGACTTACAGCGAACTGCGGCAGAGCGGCAAAATATTTCACCCGAACTGTAAACACACCGTCCACGCTTTGCGAGACATCTCCTTGTTACCAGGACGCCTCCGCGAAAAACACGAGGAAGCCATGCGGAGGGCCAAGCGGGTATTAGAAGAATAGACTACGGCCCCGGCTATTCCGGGGCTTTTTTCATGCCCAAAAGCGGACGCGACCGCGACAACAAGCGAAATTTGAAGGGGGACATAATTGTGAAAAAGCACTTTGTCCAAGACTTCATGTATGAGTTTGCCGCAGAAACCAACCCGGACCAGAACGCCGCCCAAGACCAGGACGGAGTAAAGCCCCAGGCGTCGGACGCGACGAAAAACACGGACAAGGACGGGAAGGGCTCCGCCGGCCGGGAGGAACACATGATACCCAAGCACCGCTTTGACGAAGTCAACGACAAGTACAAGGAAATGAAAAAGCAGCTTGACGCCCTGCTGAAAGAAAAGGAAGAAAACGACAAAAAGGCGGCGGAGGCGGACAGGCTTGCCAAGGAACAGCAAGGCAAATTTGAAGAACTTTACAAATCGACTTCCGACGAGCTGAACAAGTACAAGGCCGACCACAAGCAAGCCAGCGATAGGGTTAAACAGCTTGAAGCGGTGATTAACGGCCTGCTGGAAGCGAAGCTGGAAGCCGTGCCTGAAGAATACCGCGACTTACTCCCCGCACACATGGCCCCGGAGGCAAAGCTGGAATGGCTGGCCCAGGCTGAAAAGAAAGGGCTGTTTACCAACACCAAGAAAAACACCCCCCTGGGCGAAAGCACCAACCCGCCTGTGAGCCAGAACACCGACCTGAACAAACTTTCCCCGATGGAAATGCTGAGAGCCGCCTACGGCTCCAGGTAAACCCGCGACGTGGTTAAACACCGCGTCTTTTTTATTTTCTGAGACATTTTAAGGAGGAAAAAGGAAATGGCTTTGACCCTTACCGAAGCTGCAAAGCTGTCTAACGACGTCCTGCAACGCGGCGTTATTGAAACTTTCGCCCGGAACTCTGCTGTTCTGGAACTGCTCCCCTTTATGGAAATCAGCGGCAATGCCTATAAATACAACCAGGAAGGCACCCTCCCCGGTATCGCTTTCCGTAACGTGAACGAAGGCTACACCGAGTCCGCCGGCGTTATCAACCAGTATTCGGAAGGCTTATACATCATGGGCGGCGACGTCGACGTGGACAAGTTCCTCGTCCAGACTCGCGGCAACATCCAGGACATCCGGGCGATCCACACCGGCATGAAAGCCAAGGCCCTGTCCCTGTCCTTCACCAAGTCCTTCTTCAAGGGCGACAACGCCACCAACCCCAAGGAATTCAACGGCCTTGAAAAGCGACTTTCCGGTGCTCAGGTTATCGACGGTAAAGACGGCACGATCACCCTGGCCATGATCGACGAACTGATCGACGCTGTGGAAGGTGAGCCGGACGTGCTGTTTATGTCCAAGGCCATGCGTCGGGAGGTAAAGAAAGTCCTGCAGGCCTCCCAGCACTACATCGAAAGCGGCGAAGACAGCTTCGGCCGCCCGGTTGCCACTTACGGCGGCATCCCCATCCGTGTTATCGAAACCGACGTGGCCGGTAACGAAATCCTGGGCTTCACCGAGCAGAACAAAGCCGGTACCGCCAACGACACCGCTTCTATCTACGCCGTGAAATTCGGGGCCGAGCAATACGTCTCCGGCCTCCGCAACGGCAGCGTGAATGTCCGCGACCTGGGCGAAATCGACTCCATGCCTGTATTCCGCACCAGGATCGAATTCTACTGCGGTATGGCCGTGTTCCACCCCAGGGCCGCCGCTCGCCTGAAGTGGGTCAAGAAGGCTGCTTAGTCTTAATTAAGAGGCGTGGCGGGTTATCACTTGTCACGCTTCATTATCCTATCTTTTTATTTAATAAGGGTAACTTTTTTTCGGTATGCCAAACATATGTCAGAGCAAAGGTTTCTATTAACGAGCAAAATTCTCTGGGTTCAACCGTTATTCCAGCAACTTTAAAATTACCATTTTCAATTAAGTTCTTTACATTATCGTCTATTTCGGCAACCTCATTAAATCTATTATTGGGGAACTTTAATTGGGGTTGTTTAACTGGAGTTCCTATATGACTCCAGATTCTTTGTGTAATGCTACTAGCTTCAGCTTTCCCAATATATAAGATATTATCATCGTCGTCAATAATAAAATAAACTCCATATTTATCAAGACCATTACTATGCCAAGAATCAGTTTTCTCAAATTGTTTAACATCAAAAAGATATGTATTGTTATCACTGTCACTACTGCTTAAAATTTCAAATTTTGGATGACCAATAATATTACCGTTATTCGAGATAAATTGTTTTAAAACACTAATTAGGGCTTGCTGAACAAGTTTTCCAATTTCACAAACTGCTCTTAGATAACCGCATACACAGTGTAATTTTGGTCCTTATAAGTCTTCAAGATGGCGCATATAAAATGGCAAAAAAGAAGCCGGAGCCGGTGTTCCAAGTTCATTACCAGGAACTGCAGCGCAATGACGCTCTCTGCTGTCTCTTTGAGGCGTGCCATGATCCTGGCCAAGCCGTATCTGCGCTTGCATACGCCAAAGCCGCCTTCAACAGCGTTGCGTTCCCTCATGTCCTGGTGTGCGAATTGCTTCTCCCGTCTGCTATCAAGTGGCGGACGGCCCAGCGGCGGCCCGCTCAGCCTGATGCCATGTTTTCTGCAGAAAGAGAGGTTTTCTCTGGTACGATATAACTGGTCGGCCAGGACTGCTTCCGGATAGTGACCGTACCGTTTCTTGTAGTCTTCGACCGCCTGTTTTAAGCCAAGACTTTCGTTGAAGGAATCCCAGCTGAGGTGATCGATGAAGGCGTATCCATCAACCATGCTAATGGCTACTTTAGCCCCAAACTCGGTCTCCGCCCTGGCCTTGCCCCTTACTATGGGACGCACGTGGGGCTGAGAGATGCTGACTATGCGATCATCGATACGGTGTGTCCTTGTCTGGTACATCTCCCGCTGCTGGGCGTAGAGAATACGAATGGTTTCCAGTTCTCTAGACTGCCGGGCGCTCAAATTGCCATGGCCATCACACTTTAGAAGAAAATCGATTGTGCCCAGGTTTCTGCGAAGGTACCCCAGTTGTTTACCGATAGCCTTACGAATAGCCTTCACATGCGGTTTTCTCTGCCTGGCGAACTTCAGGTAGTCTTTTCTCGCCCGCTTGCGGTAGGTACGGGGTTTCCTGGCCAGTCCGAGTTCCTGATTGTACAGGGTGTCGATCATCTTTTCCATTTTTCCCTGGCCTCATTGAGAAGGGAGAGGTCAGTGGGATACCGGATGTCTGCCGGGGCGCAGGTAGCGTCAAGCAGCAGCTTGCCCTTGTTCACTTCCGGCTTCCATACTTCAAAATTACCGGAGCCTGATGGATTGCCCGGGTCTTTGTCTTTTGGGTCTTTGTCTTTTTGTTCCTTGTGTTTTTCGCTCTGGCAGATCAACTCGTTAATTTTCTTTATGATCTTTTGATCCAACCGTTTCCGGAAATGGACCATTAACGATGGATCGAAGGGCGGTTCTATCTGGTATTTCTCCAGCCCGATGAAATACTGGAGATAGGGGTTTTCGGTGATCTGCTCCACCGTCTCCCTGTCGGTGAAACCGCATCGTTCTTTTATAATCAAGGCGCCCAGGGCCATACGCAAGGGCTTTGCCACTGTACCGGTATTGGACGGGAAAAGATCGGCATATTCATTTTCGATCTGCTCCCAGGGTATTATCTTGGCCAGTTTCACCCAGCGGTTGTTGGCATCAAGTTTTCCTTCGAAGGGAAGTAGAAAGTCTTCAATAACCATCTGACCAGTGGGACGCCGGTACATTTTTCCGCCTCCAAGTGCAAGCTTTTTACATGATTTAGCTCGTTTTCCTTGGAGAATAATTCGACAAAAAGGCCCTTAATCCCTTGGTACTACTGGAATTTATGGCTATTCAGCAAGCCCTAATTAGAAAATCGATTTTCATTGAAATTATCCCCCAAAAAATAAATTTAACTTATTATTTCAACACATAGAAAGAAATTTCTTTTTAGATGAACACTTAAAGTATTATGCGGCCCGTTTGGAAAGTAGGTGAAAATAATGGCTGTAACATTAGGCGACGCGGAGGCCTATTTTGCGGTAAACGTCCTGCATAACGAGGAATGGACGGAAGCGGACGCGGCCAGGAAACAACGGGCTTTAACCAACGCCAAAAATATCCTGTACCGGGTTTATAAGAACTACAACGAAATTACCAAGCCCCTGCCGGATGCGGCTGTTTTTGAACAAGCCCTCTGGCTTTTACGGGCTGACGATGCAATCCGCAAATCCGAATTCGGCGTCAATTCCGTCACCGTCGGCGGTATGCAAATCTCAATAGAACGGATCAACACGACCGTGGCTCCCCAGGCCGCTTTAATAATCGGCCGCCGCGTGGGGAGGAGTGCTGGATGATACCTTTAAAGCAGACGGTTAAACTTACAAAAGCCGGCGGCCTGGACGAATGGGGCCAGCCGGTCCCCGGCAGGACCCAGACTTTGAAATGCCGTATCGACCAGGCATCTAAAGCTGTCAAAACCCAGGAGGGCCGGGAAGTCCTGTCCAGTGCGGAGATTTTATTCAAAGGATTTGTGGCGGTCAATTACGGGGACGCTTTGGAGTGGAAGGACGAAGCCGGGAACAAGCATAACATGACCCCGCTAAATATTGCCGTTATCCGCGACTTAGCCGGAAAGCCAGTGTTTACAAAGGTAGTGGTCTAAAGTGGCAAAATTCAAGGCTGAAGTCAAGGTGGACTTGGGCAAGTTAAAAGGGCTGGAGCGGGAAGTTAAGGCGACGCTAAAAAGGACCGTTGAGGACTGTATCGACGACCTAGCCCGCACTTCGTCGGAAGCCGCCCCGCATGATAAAGGCATTTTGGAGAAGTCCTATGCAAAAGAAGTGACGGCGAGCGGCGACAAGGTAGACGGCACCGTGGAATTTTCCGTAAAGGAAACCTACAGCGGCGGGAACTTCAATTACGCTTTAAAGATGCACGAAGGCACCTACAACTTAGGCCCCGGCTCCCAGGCGAAGCCAGGCGGCTCCGGCATGAGCGGCAAACATTACGCTGTAGGCAGGAAATTCCTTGAAAGGCCCCTGGAAGGTGAAAAAGAAAAATACAAGGAACATATTGAAGCCGAACTGCAAAAGCACCTAAAAACTTAAAGGCGAGGTGAGCACTGGTGCGAATCTTAGACCTGATTAACGTAATTAAGCAGGGCGTGAACTACCAATTTTACCCCAACGTTTTCCCCGAAACGGCGGCTGACGACTGTGCCACTGTCCAACTCACCGGGGGAGGACCGGAAGACCGGGAAATAAGCCGCCCTTCCTTTCAGGTACTGTTAAGGGCTAAATCCCCGGCCGACGCGGAGGCGAAGGCGTGGGAAGTTTACGGCTACATGAACCGCAAGAGAGACTTTTACGTGGGCACAGCCCGCGTTTTATTATGCACCGCTTCCCAGTCCACGCCGCTGTATATCGGCACGGACGAAAACAGGCGTTTTCTTTATTCTATAAACTTTACGACCATAACGGAGGTGTAGTAAATGGCCCGTACAGCCATTGCTGTTCAACCTGTTAACCAGACCGGTGTGGCACCCACTTACACCGCCGCCGACTCCGCTAACGGTATGTCTTTTACGAACGACGGCAGGACTGTCCTGCACGTTAAAAACGGCGAGGCTTCTCCGATCACCGTGACCATCGTCAGCGTGCCCTGTTCGCATGGCCGCACCGGGGATATTTCTGTAACCATAGCAAATGGTGCGGAAAAGATTATCGGCGTATTTGACAAGGCCCTCTTCAACCAATCCGGGGCTGACGCCGGTAAGGTATTCGTTAACTTCAGTGCGTCCGCTTCCGTGACCGTAGCCGCATTTAAGTTTTAATCCCTGGGCCGTAAGGCCATTTTAATTTTTGAAAGGAGGACTTTGACAAATGCCTACTACCAAAATCGCCGGCGTAGACGTCCTGCTTTATGTCCAAACCGGCACGGACGCAGGCAACAACCCCATATATACCGTCCTGGGCGGCCAGTCCAACGCCACCCTGACCCGTTCCACCAACATCGTGGCCTCCAACAGTAAAGACGACTGCGGCTGGGCTTCCAACGTGGCCGGGATCAACTCCTGGGGCCTGGAATGTGAAGGCTACATCATTGCTTCCGACACCGCCCTCGAATACCTGGAAACCGCCTGGGCCGACAGGCAGACCCTCAAGGCTGAAATCCGGATGCCGAGCGGTAAGAAGTACACCGGCGACATTATTATATCCGACTTCCCCGCTGAATTTCCGCAAGAAGACGCCGCCACTTACAGCCTTACCCTCACCGGCACCGGTGCCCTGACCGTTACCCCATAGACAAATGATTAACTGAATTCTGGAGGGTTAATTAATTGGCCAACAAACACCGTGGACAAGTAGAAATCAAACTGGGCGAAAACACCTATAGACTGCGTTATACCCTGAATTCCCTGGCCGAACTGGAAGACCGCCTGGGCGTGCCTTTGACGGAACTCAGCAACATTTCTATGGGCATGAAGACCGTCCGCACCCTGCTTTGGGCCGGCCTTGTCCACGAAGGATTAACAGAAGACGAAGTGGGTGAACTGGTGGACTTCGGCAACTTTGAATACGTGCAAGACTGTATCGCCAAGGTGTTCGAGGCCGGGACAAGAAAAAACTCCTAGCCCTGGGGTGGGACGAGCTTAAAAAGCTGGGCTTTGGCCCGTTGAGGTTACGCCCCGCCGAATTCTGGGACTTGACCCCCACAGAACTGGGCGACCTCGTGGACGCGTTTAAGTGGGAAGAAGAAAGGCGGGACGAAGCGGACTACTACCGCACCGCATGGCTGGCCTCCCACCTTATGAACGCAAGCGGGAACTACAGGCAAACGATCACGCCCGATAAACTGCTGGGCAGGAAGAAGGCCCAAAGCCAACCCATAACCCCAGAGGAACGGGATAAAGCTATGCAAGAACTCCTGAAAAAATTTAACAAAAAGGCTGAAAGCCGCTATCGCTTCCCTGGGTGACGGGTAGCGGTGGCGGCCTTTTTTTATTCCCTACAGAAAGGCGGTGTGGAGATGGGGGCATTATCCAGTGTATTGGTCAAGTTTACGGCGGACATTACCGACTTGACGAGCAAGCTAAAAGAAGGCACCAGGCAAATCGAAGAAACGGCCAAGCAAGCGGAATCCACCGGCGGCAGGCTGGGCGGCGTTTTCGATAAATTCAAAAGCATGGCGTTACCGGCCATTGGAGCCGTGTCCACTGCCCTGGGCGGCCTGTCGGCCTGGAAGGGCATCGAATTTAACGCCGACATGGAGCAGTCCTTAATATCCTTTGAAACCCTGCTCCATTCGGCCGACAAGGCCCAGGAGATGGTTAAGCAACTCCAGGCCTTTGCGGCCCAGACTCCTTTTGAATTCCCCGGCCTGCAGAACTCGGCCAAGCTGATGCTGGCGATGGGCTTCAACGCTGAGTCCGTCCTGCCCAACTTGAAGGCCGTCGGCGACGCGGTGGCGGCCGTCGGCGGGAACCAGGAAACCCTCCAGGGCGTGACGCTGGCCCTGGGCCAAATGCTGACCAAAGGCAAAGTGTCCGCCGAAGAAATGAACCAGTTAGCCGAGCGGGGAATCCCGGCCTGGGACATCATGGCCCAGAAGATGGGGATGTCCAAGGAACAGCTGATGAAGCTGTCCGAGCAAGGTAAAGTCTTCGCCAAGGACGCCCTCCCGGCCCTTATCGAAGGGATGGGCGAACGCTTCTCCGGGGCTATGGATCGGCAGAGCAAGTCTTTCTCCGGTATGCTGTCCACGTTGAAAGACAACCTGAACATGGTACTGGGGCAGGCTATGGAACCCCTTTTCAACAAGTTAAAAGCCATGCTCCCCGTGGTGAACGAATTTGTAGGCAAGCTAAACGAAGGCTTTAAAACTGACGGTATCCGGGGGGCCTTGGAAGCCGCCTTCCCGCCTGCCGTGGCCGCGACTATCAACACGATACTGCAGGCCGTAACGGGCCTTTTTAATTTTATTAAGGACAACTGGGGCACCCTCCAGCCGGTCCTGGCCGGTGTGCTGGCCGGCTTTATGGCTTTCAAAGCCATAACCGGGCTTGTAAGTGCTTTCAACGCCGTTACCACCGCGATCCAAGGCGTGGGCACCGTGCTGGCCTTCCTCAGCAGCCCGGTAGGTATCGCCGTAGTGGCAATCGGGGCACTTGTGGCCGCCGGCTGGTTAGTGGTAAAAAACTGGGACACCGTCAAAAACACCCTGACCGGCACCTGGGACGCCGTTAAAAACGCGGCGGCATCCACCTGGGGAGGAATCAAGGACTTTTTCCAAACAACCTGGGACGGGATTAAGGCCACGGCGACCACAGCCTGGGAAGGCATCAAGGCAGTACTCCAAAACGCAGTTGCCGGTATGGTCGAGGTCGTCAGAAACCTTCCTATCATAAACTACTTCGTTAAAAACTGGGACGACATCAAGGCCCGGACAAAAGCGGCCTGGGAAGGTATTAAGGCCATCGTAAAACTTGCCTTAGACCTCCTTACGGCCGTTATTACGGACTGGACTGTCGTGGGCGTGGTTATTCGCCACTGGGACGAGATCGCGGCCTACACCCGCCAGGTATGGGAACAGGTGGCACAATGGTTGAACGGCGTATGGACGACCATAAGCACTACCGCCTCCCAAGTATGGCAGACCATTTCCCAGACCGTAAGCAATACCTGGGAAGCAATCAAAGTGGCAACAGAAACAGCCTGGGACACCGTTAAGAATTTTTTACAAAACACCTGGAAAGCCGTTAAGACGAACACTGAAAACGTCCTTAACACCATAAAGTCTCTCCTCCAAAATACCTGGGACGCTATAAAGTCCAACACGGAATCCGCCTGGAACGCCGTTAAATCTTTTCTGCAAGACACCTGGAACGCTATCAAGTCCAATACGGAATCCGTAATGAACGCCATAAAGTCCTTCCTGCAAAGCACCTGGAACCAGGTTAAGGCCGCCTCCGAGCAGACCTGGAATTCCATCAGTTCTTTCCTGCAAAACACCTACAACCAAATTAAGGCGAGCACCGAGCAGACCTGGAACGCCGTCAAGCAGACCATAACCAGCCTCTTGAACCAGATCAAGCAGACCGTTGACGGTGTTTTGAACGCTGTCAAGAGTAAAATCACGGATACCTGGAACAGTGCCCGCTCTGTGACTGAAAGTGCCTGGAGTGCTGTCAAGTCGACCATCACCGGCTATATAAACCAGGCTAAAGACGTGGTGGGCCAGGCTGTGGACTACATGAAAGACAAGCTGGACAGCGTGGTCGAAGCCGCCAGGAAAGCCGTGGACGCGGCGAAAGCGGCCTACGACAAGGCCAAAAGCTGGGCCAGCCAGGCGGCCAATGCCGTTAAGGGAGGCGGCGGCAGCCCCCCGAAGATGGCCGACGGCGGCCTGTTCACCAAGGCGACCAACATCATCATCGGCGAGAGGGGCCTGGAAGCCGCCGTGCCGCTTAAAGGCCACCGGATGAAACCTTTTGCCGCCGCCATTGCAAGCCAGTTAGGCGGCATCCCCATAAACACCGACGGGGGCGGCGGGGTCAACATCACCGTGAACCAGCTGGCTGTCCGGGAAGAGGCCGACATCGAGAGGATCGCCGGGGAACTGCACCGGCTGATGAAGCGGGGACAACGTGCAAAGGGGGTAATTTAAAAAATGGGCTTTACCTTTAACGGCATACCCAGCGACCTTTATTTAACTGTTAACGCGGTGCGGCAGAGTATCCTGCCGCCCGTTTCTTCTAAGACTGTGGCAGTGCCGAAAAGGGCCGGGGCGATAGACTTCGGCGTGGAATTGGGCGTGCGGCAGATCGACGTCACCGTTACCATAAAAGCCGGTTCTTATGAACAACTACGCCGGAAGGCACGGGACATCGCCGACTGGCTTTACCAGGACGACTTAAAGCCGCTGGTGTTCGACGACGAACCGGACAAGGCTTACTATGCCCGGATCGCCGGGGACACCGAAATCGAGGAAATCGTGTTCAACGGACAGGGCGTCCTCTCTTTCCTTTGCCCCGACCCGCTGGCCACCGGCCGGCTTGTGAGCCAGGTAATAGCCACGGCCAAACCTACGCCCACTTTCGCCAGGGCTTCGACCGCCTACGACGACGACCTGGACGCCTACGCGACCGGCCAGCCCCGCTTCCAGACCGGGCAACATGGCCAGGCTATTAAAATGGAAGAAGGGACGACCAACATCTTGACCACGGCGGCGGCCCCGGCCACGGAAACGGTGACAGGGCTGGCTGTGGGCGGCAGCTACACCCTTTCCCAGTACGGCCCTTCTCCTGCCACTGTGATCGACCACGTAAAGGACGACGACTTCAGCACCGGGACGCTGACCGGCGTCTACGCCGACGTAACCGACCTGAAGCTGGCCCTCACCCCCGGCTTTTCGGACACCGACACCACCCAGGCCGACTTCCTGGCCGGCACGCTGACCAACGTACAGGCCACCGCCGCCGGTGAGGTGGAGTTGACCAAAGTCCCCTCCGGCACGACTTTCACCAGGACGGAGACCACCCAGGCAGACTTCCAGGCAGGCACGTTGACTCAAGTGGTGGCGACGGCCGGGGGCGACCTGGAACTGGCGACCGAAACTGTGAACCAGACGAACACCTACACCACAAGGGACGACTTCGAGGACGCCAACCACGAATTTTCCTACACCCACGTAAACGGGGGCTGGGTAAGGACTACCTCCCTCCCCTGGGAAGGGCAGTATTCCTTTACCAACTACTCGGGCACCAGTGAAGTTTCTTTCACCGTCACCGTGCCTCCGGGGGGTTATAACGCCTATGTTAGCTTTTCTTATCAAGTCACGCAGAACTCTTTTTACGTCTACCTGGACGGCAGCTTGAACTTATCGGCATCCGCTTCGCCAGGATGGTATATACACACTATCAACCTGACAGCGGGGAACTCGTACACCATCACATTAAAAGGCAATTCCAACTACAAGGCTTATATAGACTATTTGGTATTTGAATATAAACGGGATGAAACCATTACCCGTTACCTGACCAGCGGCAACAGGGTAAACTCGGCCAGCCTCGCCTCCGTCGTTACGGCTGAATCAAGCTCCGTTTCCTGGGAGGAAACCTTACCGTCGGCCAGCACCACCCTTAGAGTGGAAACCAGCCTGGACGGAACCAACTATACCGAAGTCACCAACGGCGGCCCGGTCCCCGGCATTACCGCCGGTATGGACATGAGCGGGAAGACCCTGTACTGGAAGGTGACGTTGAACACCACCAACCAATCGCAGACCCCGAAGCTGAACAGCCTTACCATAACCGTGAACTCTTTGGATATTTACAATTCGTCCGGCAACATCGTCTCCCCGGCGATGGCCCTGGGGGCCTTTACCGTTTTAGGCTCAACCATTAGCTGGACGGAAAATAAGCCGGCGGGGACCGGCGTTACCGTGGAAACTAGCTTTTCTGCCGACGGCACCACCTGGGGGGCCTGGAGTGCCGTCGCCAACGGCGGGGCGATCCCCGGCCTGTCCAACGGTACGGTGTTAGGCGGCAGTGCCAAAGTTAAATACCGCGTGACCCTGACCCCGACTGCAGACCAAAAGACCTCGCCCAAGTTACTGGACATTACTGTTACCGTGGACAAGGCGAACAGCGGAAACCGCACATGGCCCATCTGGACGTTAACCGGCATCGGCACCTGTTATTCTTCCAAAATAAGCTGGACGGCGACCGTACCGGCCGGGGCTTCGCTGACCGTCGAGACAAGCCTGGACGGGACCAACTGGACGGCGGCCACCAACGGCGGCTCCGTCTCCGGGCTGACCAGCGGCGTGGACCTTTCCGGTAAGACCCTTTATGTACGGCAAACCCTCCATACCGTTACCGGGCCTAACCCGCCGGTGTTACACAGCCTGACCGTAAAAGTAGCGGCCCGGCAGACCGCTCCGGCGGCCCTGGTGAAACCGGCGGCAAGCAAAATAACCCTGACCCCGGCCAACGTAATGAAGTGGCAGCTGGAAGAAAAAATTTATAGAACTTCGTTCACCGACGGCACCAGGCAGCCTGAGACCCTTACCCTGGACATGGCCGGAGGCCTGGAAAGTGCCCAGGGCACCTTCGACGTGAGGGCCTACGAAGACGGTACGGTTAACCGTTACGCCTTCCTGTGGGACAGCTACGGCACCGATATGGGGAGCCGTTTCCTGCTGGAAAAGCTGACCGACTCTACCTACGTGCTGTATTTTAACAACACGATGGCTATTAAGACTTCCAGTATCGCCGCTGTTGGCTGGCACGTCTATTCCGCACGCTGGAACGGGAGTTCTGTATGGCTTTTAATTGACGGCGTGGTGGTGGGATCGGCGACATTGGCCTCCCCCGTGGATATGTCCAAGATCGAAAAAGTCTATATCGGGAGCCGCTACAGCAACGAGAAGCACTGGAACAACCTCATCGACGAAGTAAGGACTTCCACCGTGGCCCGTCCGGACGCCGACCTCCTGGCCCAAGTACAGGCCGGGACGCCGCTCCCGGTGGACGCCAGCACGTCCTGCAAGCTGGAATTCAACAACGACCTGGAAGTGACGAACGCCGGCGGGACCCCTGCCCTCACCTACAACGGGACGGCCAGGACCTACCCGGTCTTTACCGTGGAATTCAAAGCCCCCTGTCCGTACATCAAGGTGATGAAGGGCACCAAGCAAGTATTAGTCACTTATAACTTTAAACAGGGCGACGTGCTTGTAATCGACAACGACAGGGCGACGATAAAGGTGAATGGACTCCGGGCCATGCGATACCTGGACGTGAGCAGCGACTTCTTTATGCTGGACAAAGGGCTGAACGAGTTCACCCTGGAACCGGCAAACAAGGCGGACGTAACCGTGCAGTTTAACGAAAAATGGCTATAGACAAAACGGCGTCTTCCTTCGCGGGGACGCCATTTCTTTTTGAAGTGGAGGTGGGGGAAATACCTGAAATAACCAGTAATTATATAAGCACGGGAAGGCCCAACAGGCCGGGGCTTTTCATTAACCCGACTCATATAACCGTCAACGACGGCAACACCGCGTCCACTGCCACCGCTGAATATTATGGCTCGTATTTAAACACAGACTTAGCGGGAACAAATAGCTGGCACTATACTGTTGACGATAAAATCATCATACAGCATTTGCCCACCGATGAAATGTCCCTATTCGTCACCGGATCGACCAGTGACCCAGGCAACCTCGCCACTATATCTATAACTATTTGCCGAACCGGCAACCGTTCCAAGGCAGAGGAAAACGCGACATGGCTTATCCGTTACCTCATGGCCCTTTACGCCATACCTGTTTCAAACGTCGTGCCCCTGCAATACTGGGACGGCTCCAACCGGCCAGGACTCCTCCTCCCCCGCTGGGATAAATTTGTGACAGACATACAAAGCCGGGACGAGCAACACGACCCGGACCGGCCTATTTTTATTTTTAACAAGTCCGAAGTGGTACAGGCGGTGCTTATCAACGGGAGCCCCAAGGCTTGCCCCTACTTCAACGCGGTACACTTAGAACAGCTGAACGGCGAGAACAGCCTGGAACTCAGCGTACCGGCCGGACACGAAGACGCCCAATATATCACGGAAGAAAACCTGGTGGCGATAAAAGACCTGGACGAAGACTTCTACCAGTTATTTGTAATTAAAGAAGTGGAGGAAATCCACGACGAGGTGACGTATAAAAGGGCCTACTGTGAACACGCGGCCTTCGAACTGGCAGACGAAATTATAACCGACAAAAGGCCGGAAAACAAAATGGCCAGGGAAGTGCTGGAAGACATCCTGGCGGCCACCCGCTGGCAGGCCGGTGTCGTCAACAGCCTGGGCACCTGTTCCACTACTTTCTATTACCAAAGTGTTTTGTCGGCCATTCACAAAATGCTGGAAGTATGGAAGTGCGAAGTCCGCTACCGCGTGAAGCTGGCCGGCGGCAAGATCGTGGGACGGTACGTCGACCTCCTGGCACGCCGGGGCCACGAAACAGGAAGGCGTTTTGAATATACCAGGGACATGAAGAAAGTCACCCGTAAAGTGGACTCCACCAGTATAAAGACGGCCCTTTACGGGCGGGGCAAAGGTGAGGAAACCGATGACGGCTACGGCCGCAGGACTACGTTTGCGGACGTGGTATGGAGCAAAGCCGGCGGCGACCCGGCTGACAAACCGGCCGGGCAGGAATGGGTGGGCGACCCGGACGCCCTAACAGCTTACGGGCGGCCCAACGGGGACAGGACCTTCAGGCACCGGACGGGCATTTTTGAAGACCAGGAAGAAACCGACCCGGTAACCCTTTTACAAAAGACCTGGGACGCACTCCAAAAGGCTAAAGTGCCGCTGGTAGAGTTCCAAATGGACGTTGTGGACCTGGAACAGACCGCCGGCTACAGCAGCGAGAAAGTGCGGCTGGGCGACACCGTGACCGCGATAGACCGGGAATTTAACCCCCCGCTGGCCGTCGAGGCCCGCGTCATCGAAATACGGCGTTACCTGGACGAGCCGGAAAAGGCTGAAATCAAGCTCGGTAACTTCATCCCCAAGGTAACAAACACCCTGGCCCGGCTGGAACAGGTAGAAAAGAAAGTAGAAGAAAAAGAACCCTACTGGGACGGCAAGATCGGGGCCGTGGACGGTGTGCTGGACACCCTCCGGGCACAGGTGAGGGCCGGTAACGGCACCGTCAAGCTGACCAGCGACCAGGGTATTCTGATAACAGACCGGGAGATTAATCCGACGAAGGCCCTCCGGCTCCTGGGCGGTATCTTCGCCATAGCCAACAGCAAAGACCCTGTAACCGGGGAATGGCTTTGGACGACCTTCGGCACCGGCGACGGCTTTTCTGCTGACCTGATAAAAACTGGCTATTTATTTTTCGACCGTGCCAAAGGCGGCACCCTGACCCTGGGCGGGGCCGACAACGGGTTCGGGCGGCTGCAGGTATTAAACGGCAGCGGCGAAGTCATTGCCGACCTGGACAGCCGCGTGGGAGGCTTCAAAGAGCTTTACGTGGGGAAGCTGAAGGGCAATGTTTTTAACTTCAGCCACGAAACTTTAAAATACTACGTCAACCCCGCTACCGGCAAGGACTCCAACCCCGGCGTGACCCCGGAACAAGCCTTCAAGACCGTACAGAAGGCGGTTAATTCCATCCCTAAATTCAATTACGGAGATGTCCAAATAATCCTAGCCGACAACAGCCTAATATATGAAAACGAAATCCTTATCGAAGGGTTTTACGGGGCCGGGAACATCGACATCGACTTTATGGGGAGCACGGTCCACGGCTACATTACTGTAAGGGCCAATTTACAGAAAGCCATTAAAATCCTGAAAGGCAAGATAAACCAGCCCACACCCTACTTTGAAAACGACTTCCCCGACGGCTCCATTCAGGTTTTTTCCTCCAACCGCGTGGAAGTGGGCCACATGGACGTGTATTCCAACAGCGAAGTGGGAGCCTGTGTCCACGCCGAGGGCAGCGTCGTGGACTGTTACTACAACAAGCTGTACGGCGGTATAGACGCGAGTATAGTGGCGACCCACGGGGCCTTAGTCCACCTGTACGGCTCCAACTACGGAGAATCCCCTTACGGTATTAAATGTATTGGGCCTTCCACCGTGGCCGGCAGGGACGTGGCACCGAACGGGACGACCGCCGACACTTTATCGGAAGCCGACGGGGAAATCCTGGGCACCCTGACCTTTGACCCCGGGACCCCGGCGGCACAGCCCGCCCCGCCCGACACCAGCGTATGGGAAGTCAAGAACATCGCAGTCTACAACGAATATACCGCCTATTCCGGGATCGACACCGGCGGTGCGGCGGTGCAAGGCGAATTCAAAGACTGGGGCAACTATACGACTTTCCTGTTTTTTAACGACGCAGACCTCACCAACCTCAAGGCCACGTTAAGCGGTAAGACTTTGAAGGCCGCTTATATTTATGCCGCCCGGAGGGCCGAGGGCGGCGTGCCCACCCCGGAACCCCTGCACCTGGCTATGCACAACTACACCCCCGCCACGCTGCCGCCCGGTCCGCCACGGGTAATTTACCCCGTGGAAGGCGAAAGGGAATTTGCCTGGAGCGAGGCCAAGTGGGAAGAAATACCCACCTGGACAATACAGGCCATATTAGAAGGCAACGCCAAAGGCTTCGCTTTGTATTCCGAAGGCCGTTCCAACTACGCGAAATTTGAACCTGGCTTCAAGATTAAAGTGGTTTACAGTTAAGGAGGCGTCTGCATGGCCGGAATGTATAACCTCATAATCCACGAAAACGGTAAAGTATTGCAGTTTTTTAAGGGACTATGGGACGCGGAAGTGGACGGCAACACAGTACGCCACAGGTACGGCGAAGTAAAAAACATCAAGAAAGACTTTGTCCTGGTTAGCGACGCCGAAGTGTACGAGGCGGCCGCAGGCCAGGACATAGACCCCCGGTGGTTGACCAAAGATGAAAAACAAAACATAAAGACAAAGGAAATAAAGCTGGAAGACCGCTTGAAAGCGATTGAAAACCGGTTGGCCAAAATCGAACAGAAATTACCGAGAGCCTAATCCCGGGCGGATTAGGCTCTTACTTTCGGGCCGAGGGGGTGAGGCAGGTGGAGGAACAGATTTACACGCTGGCTTTTAAAGAGGGCCTCTGGGCCGTTTTGTTTGTTACCCTGTTTGTTTACCAGCTGCGGGAAAGCCGCCGTCTGCAGGACGTGGCAAAAGAGCGGGAAGACCGGCTGACGGCCCTTATAAACGATATAACCAAACAGCTTGAAACCCTGGCGACCAAGTACGAACGGATGAGCTATGACCTTCAGGAAATCCGCGTCTGTCTGTTAAAGGAGGAAAGCAGAAAATGAAGATAATTCAGGGCTTTATACCCGGCAACTTACGGGCACGCCCTGGCCGGAAGATGGAACCCAAGTTTATAACCGTGCACAATACCGGCAACACCAACAAGGGGGCCAACGCCAGGGGCCACGCGGAATTTCTAAAGGCCGGGAAGTCCGGTTCGACCGGGTGGCATTTTACCGTCGACGACAAGGAAATCATCCAGCACATCCCGGCCGGCGAAAACGCCTACCACGCCGACGACGGGGCCGACGGCCCTGGGAACACCACTTCCATAGGTATTGAAATATGCGAGAACGAAGACGGCGACTACAGGAAGGCTGAGGCCAACGCCGTCTTGCTTATCCGGCACCTTATGGCTGAATTTAAAATACCTGTTGAAAACGTGGTGCAACACCGTTACTGGAGCGGCAAATACTGCCCCCACCGGATTATCCCCCGCTGGGCTGAGTTCATCGAAACCATTCAAGGCACCTACACTGTAAAGGAAGGGGACACCCTTGCCGCGATAGCGGGACGCTTTGAATTGACTATGGAGGAAATTGTTCTGGCCAACCCCCGGTTAAAAGACCCAGACCGCCTTTCCGTAGGCGACAAAATCAAAATCACTAAAGTGGAACCCCAAGCCAGGCCGATCCCCTGGCCGCCGTGCCTGACTGGGCTAAAGCGGCTGTTCTGAAAGTCTATAACAAAGGCTATATAAACGAACCCCTGGGGGACACGGCTTTTTACCGCACTTTGGTGCTGCTGGACCGGCTCGGCTTGCTTGATCGATAAGACAGTGTCACAAACTTATTGTGATTTACGGAGTTATGATTAGGCAGGCCCGAAAGGGGGTGAACTAAGTGACCTACGAAGCCGCGTTTGTCGCTGCCGTTATTATGGCTATCGCCCAGTTCGCGAAAGGTTACATTCCCAGCCGCTTTGTCCCCCTGGTAACTATGGTGCTGGGTATCGTCGCCGGTATCGTTTACCTCCCGAACACTGGTATTCAGGACGGCATTATGAATGGCGTAATCCTCGCCCTTTCCGCTAACGGCCTTTTCGACGTGACCAAGATGATGCACAGCAAAGGCGTCTAAGAATTGACTAAAAATGCCCGTCGGTCTAACCAACTGGCGGGTAATTCTTTTTGAAAGGTGGCAGACGGATGACGAAGAAAATAACTGCCGTGCTGTTGGCCCTGGCCCTGCTGTTGGGCGGTTACATGATGCTGGCCCGGAAAGCCGAAGCCGCCACAGCTTCCCAAGGAAAACCGACGATTTTTGTATATAGAGCTAAAGTTTACAAGATTACCTTCTACACAACCAATTATAGAATCTACGAGTACCTGAAGGCCAAGGGTTATAACGTAATCTACAAAGGCCAGCTGCCGGAACCAGCCCCGGCTCCAGCACCGGCACCACAACCCCAACCGCAACCAACCCCGGCACCGGAACCGGCACCAAAACCACAGCCACAACCTGAGCCCGCTCCGACACCGGCTCCACAACCGACACCCCAACCGTCCCCTTCACCGGCACCGGCTCCAACCCCTTCCCCGATCCTGACCGCTGACGAACAAAAAATGGTCGACCTTGTGAACCAGGAACGGGTAAAGGCCGGCTTAAAGCCGCTTGTCGTTGACGAGCGTTTAGTCAAGTCTGCACGGGCGAAATCACAGGATATGGTTGACAAAAATTACTTTGCCCACACTTCGCCTTCCGGCGTTACTCCGTGGGACTTAATGAAGGCCCAAGGTGTGACTTACCGCTACGCCGGGGAAAACCTCGCCGGGAACCAGACTGTCGAAAGGGCACACGAGGCCCTTATGAATTCCCCCGGACACAGGGAAAACATTCTGAACCCGAATTATACTCATATCGGGATCGGTATCGTCCGGGGTGGGCCATACGGGGCCATGTTTACCCAGCACTTTATCGGAATTTAACTGAATAGAAAAAGAAGCTCGCTGGCTTTGGCTGGCGAGCCTCTGTTAAGTGGTTGTCACTGGAATATAAACAAAGAAGGAGTATTTATTATTCCTTATGGAAATTATTACAACAAGAAATATTAATGTCTAAACGTTATGTGATAAAATGATATAAATATAAAGAAATAAAGCTTCCCGTCCTTTTTATTAGCAAACATATTTTTGGAAATTTTTTTCCATAAAATCAATTATATATTTAGGGACTTCTTTTTTGATTGATTCTAAACGAAAACCCTTACCTCGACCAGTGGTTCGAATCCACCTTTTTTCGGTTAATTCCTTAATTGTCTTTCCTAGCAGATATTTAGGTATGTTTAGTTTTAAACTAAGAGATGGTTTGGAACATACAATTGAACCGTTAAGCCAAATATAACCAAATAAAAGTTTTTGAATATTGTCTAAACGATTTTTATTCATTATTATCACCACTCCTTTTTTTTATTATATTTAAATCGACAAAATCTTTAACAATACGCAGTTGATTAAGATTTAGTAGACGAATTTGTGATAAAAGCTCATCAAAAGGTATTGCTTCAGTTTCGCTGAATTCATTAACCTGAGTTTCTGAACCTAGGAGATCGCTTTGGGAACCATTAGTTGGTTTTTTAATTAGAGTAATTTCTAGCCCCATTCTACTTCTGTTTTCGCTCTTTATTTTTTTCTTTTTAACTAAAGAATTGAGGGCTCTGTAAACAGGATTTTTTGTCTCGCCCAGAGCGGCAGCCAAATCATCTAGCTTTATCAATATTCGACCATCTAAAGCGTTCTCTTGTAAATATTTTAAAACGCGGTCTTCAATAATACTTGCCATTGAGATCTTCCTTTGGTTGTTTTTTTTAATATAACATAAATTGTATAACGAGTCAATATTAAAATATGAAAAATATTTATTTCACCAAGTCAAATAAAAAACCTATGAATGTCGGAATAAATAAATTTAAGCAAGGAAAATCTTCTTAGGGGGAGAGACTGAAATTGCACCTGAACAATACACTGATAAGATGACGGCTCGGATCTATTAAATAAAGATTTGAATTTTATTATCCATTATCTTCCTCCTATTTCTGTATTTTTCGTTTATTGTGTATTATAAAATAAAATTTAGTAATTATTTTATACCCGGAAGCGTTCTAATACGCCTCCGGTTTTTTTTATTTTCCCCCGCTGCTACAAAATCAGGTGGTTCGATGTTTTTAAAACAAAATTTCCCCCCACCCGCTGGCCTAGTGCTGGCGGGTATTTTTTTTCTTCAAATTGCCTTGTCACATGGGAGCTATTTGAAACGGGGTAACAATTAATGAAAGGACGGTGAACTCATGAAATACGCGACAGCCCCATTTAAAGAACCCGACCCTAGCAAAAAGAAGCGGAAAGGGGACTTGTGGTGCCCGTTCTGCGGCGAATGGCGGCAGTTTAAAGCCAACCCATACGGAAGTAAGTCCTGCCCCGTATGTAATATTTCCACTATGGACTACTGGGTAAAGACGGTAAACGGCCTGTGGGAAATCAGTTTAAAGCCGAGGGGTGGGTGATATGAGCGTATACGTGCGGATGTACGTGGAGGCTGTTAGAAGCGGCCTCCTGGCGGCCCTGGGCGTGGAACGCTGGGCCACCCTCTGCGTCCTGGCCTCCCATATGGATAAAAACGGCATATGCTTCCCAACCCAAGACCAGATAGCCAAAGAATTAGGGGTATCAAGAAAAACGGCAAACAAGTATATTAACAGCCTGAAGGAATTCACCTGGAATGGTAGCCCCATTATCAAGGTTGAAAAAGTAGGAAATGGCTTCAATAACAACAACAAATACCGTATATTACCCACGTACCAACTGGCTATTTTTGACGGAAAAGTGAAAGAAGAAGCCCGAATGTCACCGCACGGTTACAATCAAATGTCACCGGAGGGTTACATTCAGGAAGAACCTACGATGTCACCGGGCGGTTACACTAACTATATCCCTATATCTAACGGTATATCTGATATTAATAAAGAGGAGGCTGAATTTATGGGTGATACCGTTGAACTCAATACAGCCAAAGATATTGTGGTTTATTTTTGTAAAAAATACCGCGAAAAATATAACGTCAATTATACGGTTAACTGGGGAAGGGATATACCTACCGTTAAAAACAAACTGATAGCGAACTATACCCCGGAACAGATTAAAGCCATTATTGACGTTATCTTTGAAGAATACGATGACCGCTGGGCACGGGACAAATACCCCAGGCCAACCATAGGGGCCATATCCTGGCTCCCGAATGAAGCCCTGACTATCCTTGACCGTAAAAAGCGGGAAGCCGGACGCCTGGAGGCGGCGATGGCCCAGGAACCCCCGGACGCCGATAAACTCCTGGCGAAAATGGCCCGGTGGAAAGAGGCGGTGAAGTAGTGGAAGTCTTAAAGGACAAGTGCCTTTTGGCCCATAAGTGTAAGAAGGCTGGCAATCCAGAACACTGCAACATTCTTTGTTTCCCTTTCAAAAAGATACAGGGCCAGACCGGAACCGGGGGCCTTTGGGGCCTGGCCGACGTTCCCAAGACAATTGCCCACGTCCGGGCTGACCGGCTGCCGTTTGCGAAGGAAAACCCGGCGGCCTACAAGGTGATAACCGGATACTGCTCCGACGTCACCACATACGTGGACGCCGGGAAAGGCCTTTACCTGTACTCCATTCCAAACAAGGACAACCCCAAAGGCACCGGCACCGGGAAGACCACGGCGGCGGTGGCCATAGTAAATGAATACCTTGTGGCCCGAGTTATCCAACACGTCAAAAAAGAGAGGCCTATTGAGGTCGTCCCGGCCCTTTTCGTAAGTGTGCCCAAGTTCCAAAACGTGTTTAACAAGCAGTTCCGTGGCCCCAAAGACTTGCAGGAAGAAGCTAGCCTCCAGTATTACACCCTGAAAGACAACATGATCGCGGCGGAATTGTTAGTGCTGGACGACATCGGGGTACGGGAATCGACCCAGGCGTTTAACGGGGAATTTTACGAAGTCATTGACGAAAGGGCCACCGGGGAAAAGGCCACCATTTTTACTTCCAATGAATCGCTGGGCGTGATCGCGGCCATATACGACGACCGGACAGCCTCACGGATTGAGGGAAGCACCTTACCCGTGGCATTTGTCGGCAAAGACCACAGGCGGGGGGTATTGTAATGATCGAATCCCAACTGCTGAGCAAAGTCATTGACGAGAAAGACTTCTACGTCCTCCGAAGGTATAAAGTGGACGTCGCCGACTTCCCCACCCTCGGCGAAGTATACGGCTTCATCCAGGACTACGTACAGGAAAACAACGCGACCCCGGACTACCGGACTGTGGTGGCCGAATTCCCCAACTTTGAATACATTCCCGAAGTTACCGACACTTTTAAATACCTTTGCCGCAAGCTGAAAGCACAGACGGCCAAGGTAAGGGCCTTTGAACTGCTGCAGAACCGAGCTGTAAGGAAATTTAATGAACTCCCCGGCGACCAATTCGTCGCCTGGCTGAAGGAAGAAACGGCCAAGATCGAGGCTGCCACGGCCCCGCCGCCCGACGGCACCAACTACGCCACAAACGGCCCGGAGCGGCTCCAGTGGTATAAAGAATCCAAGGAAAAAATGTCCCGGCAGTTTATCCCGACCCCTTACCCCACCCTTACGGCGGCCCTGGGCGGCGGTTTTGAAGCGGGCGACTATATCCTGCTGATGGCGTTTACCAACCGGGGCAAGTCCTGGCTGGCTAGCCACATAGGGCTGGCGGCATGGCAGAACGGCTTCGGCGTCCTGCACTATTCCCCGGAATTGTCTAAACGCCAACAGGCGTTAAGGCTGGACACGTTAATGGGCCACTTCGACAACGTGAAGCTAAGGCGAGGGAGCCTGGACAACGAACGGGAATACCTGGACTTCCTGAAAGGCTTTGAAAACCTGCCCACCCCGTACTTTATCAAGACGATGGAAGACCTGCCGAACGGTTTATCTTTGGAAGTTATCGAGGCCGACCTGCAGGCCCGCCCGGAAGTCAAAATGGTTATCGTAGACGGCTTTAACCTTATGGCCCACGGCAAGGGGGCTAGGGTGCGGGACAGCATGACCCAGACCTCCCGGCGGCTCCGGCAGCTATTCGGGCGTTACGGAGTGGCGGGGCTGGTAGTACACCAGACCCCTGGGGCAAGCGAAAAGGACAGCCACAAAGACGACGGCGAGACACGGCTAGTCAAGCCGCCGAAGCTGACTGACTACAGCGAAACCGTGGCCGTAATCCAGGACGCGGCGACGGCCCTCACCTTCGACCAAGCCCAGGGCGTTGGCCGCCTGTCCATAGAAAAGGCCCGGGAGCCCAACGTGGGCCTGGTTATAGAGCTAAACTGCGATTTTAATTACGGTGTGATACGGGAATCCGACGTCACAGACATATTTTAGATGTCGAGGAAGGAGAAAGGCCGTGGTTATCATCCGGGGCAGGGAAGTCGATGTAGACGTGACGCGGGAACTGGAGAAGTACGACTGGCGGCGGCCCAGGTGGACAGGAGATAAATTACACGCCTGTTCTCCGTTCAGGCACGAAAGGCACCCTTCCTTTGCCGTGCGGCTGGATAACGGTGTGTGGATCGACAGCGGGAGCGACGACGAAGGATGGCGGAAGGGAAACATTATTAAACTGCTGGCGTTCCTGCGAAACGAGACCTACCAGGAGACCGCTGATTATCTACTGGAGGAATACGGCCCTTTCGCCGGCGACCCAGACCACCTTCGCCTTACCTACGACCTGACGCCCAGGACGGCCCCGGTGTCGCTGGACCCCGCCGTACTGGACGAATTCAAATACCGGCACCCTTACCTCACGGAACGCCGGGGCATCGAAGAAAAGTGGCAAAGGGCCTTCCGCGTGGGCTACGACCGGAAGCACAGGGCCGTGACCTTCCCCTGGTACGACCGGCAGGGGCGGCTTGTAAATGTAAAGTTCCGGTCTGTCACCGACAAACGCTTCTGGTTTTACGGCGACGGCCAGCCGGTGGGGGACCACGTTTACGCCCTGAATTTCATTTACAAAGCAGGAAAGCGGCTGGCCTACGTGGTGGAAAGCGAGATCGACGCGATCACCTTATGGCAGGCCGGTTTCCCGGCCGTCGCCCTGGGCGGTGCCAACCTGTCCCCAAGGCAGAGGGAACTGATTATACAAAGCCCCCTGGAATGCCTGGTAGTGGCCACAGACAACGACAAAGCGGGGCGGCGGATTGCCCGGACTATCGCGGGACAGCTAGGTGGCTTTAAGGCCGTCCAGGCCATTGACCTCCCCGGCCACGTTAAGGACGTAAACGACTTGACTCGTGAGGAACTGCTGGAAGTGGCCGCCAGGACCAGGGCCATGCCTTTTAACTTTGCCGCATAATACACAAAAGCCCCCCATATCTTGGAGGGCTTTCCGCCTCCTGGCCTAGTTCCCCTCTATTACGTGAAAGGCCAAGCCTATGCCAAATAATGAGAACAGCAAGGCTAACCCTATGGCTACCCACACTATCCGGTTGGCCCTTCGTCTGTTCTTTAAAAAAATCATTTTATTCGGGAATAACTTCAGCAAAGCCAAGTCAATGAGGTTGTCCATCAATTCAGGTATATTATCAGGGTTAATCAGGATTGTTTCCTTGCCTTCATTCTTGAGGCGTATGACGGATATATTTCCCATTTCAATTTTTTTTAACGGCCCGATGTTGCGTTTAAAGTTGACGATCACGCTGGAAAGCACGAATAACGTTATGATGGCACCCAGTATAAAACCGGATAGCAACACGGCTATGTTTTCAGTAATGGCCGCAATGCGGTAGCCGACCGCCCTCTCATAGCAAGTCAACAGGCTTTCCATTAACTTGAACATAGGTTTTTACACCCCTTTGTTTATAAATTCCTGGTAAAGTTCATAAACCTTGTCGTATAATTCCTGCTTTTGGTCGTCAGTTAACTTTTTGTTACGCCTTATTTCCGTTAGAGTCTTTTGTAAAGTAGGGTTGTCGTTCACTTCTTCTATGGCGGCAAGTGGGGTTTTGCCATATTTTTTAAAAATAATGTTTTCATCAGTGCCATAATACCCGGCGAGTTCACGGATTAATAAGTCACTGGGGACCTTTAGCCCGCGTTCAATTTCTGATAAATAATTGGCACTTACTCCAACCTTTTCCCCTAACTGGGCAAGCGAAACCCCTTTTTTAGACCTTAACTGCAGTAAATATTCCCCAGCCTCGGCCTGGCGTAATAACTGTTCGGCCTTTTCCTTTGCCGTTATCCCTTTCACCCGCAACCATTCCCTTATATGACAAAATATACTTCGAGCTTATTAACTCGGGCTTTTTATAAAGTCAACAGAAAATACTTGGTCCAATATACATTAATTCATTAATGACACTTCTCTTACGGTGTGGCATTATATAGACCGTTGTAATCAATAAGATTATAAATTACAGGTGTATAAATTATAAACAAATGATTTATAAATTTAGGGCTTCTTAGTTATTATTGGAACATCTATTGTTAATAATTCAAATTTTTTTCCGGAGGTGGGTGTCACACAGCGGAGCCTATATACGGGGTATATTGTAGAACGGGCAGGGGAGAGCGACGGGCCGGGAAAAACCGTCCAGAGTGCCGCTGGATCGGCAAGAGTCCTGGATCGAAGATTAACCCCGCAAGTTTAAAAACATACCAGTGAGGGGGGCTAGACATTAAAACGGCCGAAGAAGATTCCGTAATACTCGACCAACTGGCTACCCGGTTCGCAAAAACAAAAGAGACAAAGGACTTTGACCAACTGTACCGGCTCATGTACCCCAAAGTAAGGCGGGAGGCTATCAGGCAATTTAACAAATACGGCTTAAAAAACAAAATATCGCTGGAAGACTTTGAAAGCCATTTCCTTGAATGTGTTTATGTGGAAGCAGACGCCTACAAAGGGAATGAACCCTACCTGAGGTGCTGGAGAGCGAAGGTAAAAGACAAGGTGGTCGACCTGTTAAGGCACCACCAGGCGAAATCACGGTGGGGTTACGCGGAAGTGCCGCTGGACAAGTCTGTAGAGGCTTCCGGTACCGTGACACAAGCGGGAAATTTGATACCAGACCACCAAACGGCTTTTGAGGACGACGTGGTTTTTGAAACAGATATAAAAAAATTGCTCGCTGGCTACCAGGCGACAGCCAACGAGCGGTACGCTAAAGTGATTGAAATGGTGAACCAAGGACGCACGAACCGGGAAATAGCCAGGGAATTCGGTGCCGACGAATATACCCCGGCAGTCCGGAAGCTCGTGCAGCGGGCCAAACAAGACTTCAGAAAATACTACGACAAGCATTTTGCCCAAGCCTGTTAAGACGTCCCGTCCCACCTATTATACAACATTTCCTCAATCAATATCTATGTTGAAAGGTGGTATTTTTAATGTCCGTTATTACTGCAAGGGGTAAAGCCGCGAAAGAAAGTGCAAACAAGAAAGGCTCCCAAATTGACTTTAAAAAAGTATATATCCGTTTGAAAGACGGCGACTCCGTGCGTGTCCGGCTCCTGTCCGCCGAGGACTACGTGGAATACAAAGCCCACGGCGATTTTGGTTTAGGTATTTTCACCCAGCCCTGCGTCGAGCCCCTCGGCCAAAAATGTGCCCTTTGTGAAGCCGCAAACGCAGGCCTGGAAAAATTCAAGGCCCTTTACCCCCGGAAACGCTACTTGTTCGCTATGGCCGACATCGACGACGGCTCGGTCCGCGTGTTCGACGCGACCAAAGGACAAGCCACCGGTCTGATCGACACCATAGAACAGTACGCCGAAGACATTGGCGAAACGGCTTTTATTTTTAAACGCACCGGAAGTAAAACTGAAACCAATTACGCCTTGAACCCGATCCTTAAATTGAAACCCGAAGATAAAGAAAGGTTCGCGAAGTTTGACGGCCAAGTGGTTGAGGACGAGTTCTTCGACGCTGTATTAGCACCGAGGACCCGCGAACAGCAAATCGAAGAACTGGCCAGGGCCGGCTTTCCTGTTGACCAGTTCTTCAACGAAACACCGGCGGCCCCTCAAGAAGACGGCTCCAAGCCTATTGAAGACGACGGCACAGACCCCGACAGCGTATTTTAAGCGAAAGGACAAGGGGGAGGCAAACCCCCTCCCCCATCCTTCTTAAAAAGAACGGAGGCTGGGATGTGGGTAGAAAGAAAAGTGGCAGCCGTACAGCCCCCGCCGCTAAAGGGGAAATACGTTGGAAGTGGTTGGCCGAACGCGGCTTCTACGTCTTTGACGACGAGCACCAGCTGGCATATATGCAAGCACTGTGGGCACCTGTGGAAAGCGTCCAGGCCGTGTTTTGCGAGGCACGGGCAGGCACCGGAAAAACCACGCTGGCTGTCCTGGCCGGTGTCTACGAGGTGGAAGCGGGCACCTACGATAAGCTGATATACCTGCGGAACACGGTCCCGGTCCGTGAGGTGGGCTTTTTACCCGGCGGTGTGGACGAAAAGCAATTGCCGTTCATGGCCCCGCTGGTGGGGGCGATGGAGGTCGTACAGCCCGGCCTTTATGGGAAGTGGGCCAGGCCTGACCCCATGAAGAAAGAACCGCCCAAGGTGGAAGCCTTGTCAACTGCCTTTATCCGGGGCCTGACCTGGCGGCGAGCCTTTGTGATACTGGACGAGGCCCAGTCCTTTGACCTGGAAGAAATACAGACAGCCCTTACCCGTTGTGCCGACGACTGCAAAGTAGTGGTGCTCGGCTCGTTAAGGCAGAACGACAACCGGAAAATCAAACGGGTGCACGGCCTGACCCCCTTCGAACTCTTTATGCTTCATTTTAAAGGTATGCCACTTGTTTCCTACTGCACTCTGGAAACCAACTACCGGGGATGGCTTTCCAACCACGCGGACGACGTCATGGGTACCGTTGAAAAAGTTAAGGAAACAAGGGGCGTTGTCTAAAAATACCGCAAGGGCAGCGTTACCAAAAAGCCGGCGTAGGCTGGGGGGATCGTATGGAACTGAACTTTGACGGGTTGATGAAAACAATGGAAAAAGCGGCCTTGTCCGAAAGGGGGGCCGCCGAGCGTGTTAAAGAGGCCCAGGGAAAAAAGGCACGGGTGAAGGCGGCCACCAGCTGGGAAGACCGCTGGAAGCAGATTTTTGGTATGTCCAAGTTTAAAAGCGGCCTCGACCGGCAAAGGGCCGAACGGGTGAAGGCGGCGGTGGAAAACGGTGTCCTGGGAATGGACGTGCCTCCCGAAAAGATAACCGGCAAGCTGGTTTCAGAAAAGTTCAGGGAACTGGAATTAGCTGAGAAAAACGAAAAAATAGCAAAATTATTAAAGTCCAAGCCTGACAACTACCGGCTGATCCAGACCGAAGACCAGTTTAAAGCCTTATTGGCAGACCTCCGGCATGAACCGGCCTTCGCTTTCGACACTGAAACCACCGGCGTGGACGTTTACCAGGACGTCATCGTGGGGGTATCCCTTACCCTGCCGCGTGCCGGCTACCACGTCTATATTCCCGTGGCCCATAACAACGCCGGCCCCCAGCTTCGCAGGAGCTACGTATTAAACGGTTTGAAGCGGTATCTGACTGACCCAACCGTGGGAAAAGTCCTCCACAACGCCAAGTTCGACATCCATATGCTGTTAAGGCACGGCATGCGGATGCGGGGCCTGGCCCACGATACCATGATCGCCATGAAAATCCTGAACGAAAACGAGCCGAGCGTGGCCCTGAAAAACCTGGCCACCAGGTACGGGAAGTTTTTCGGCTTTGACGGCGAAAGCCACACCTTTGAAGACCTGTTCGGCAAGGCCTGTTTTGCGGACGTGCCGCTGGACATGGCTTTAATCTACGCGGCCAAGGACACCCACCTGACCTGGGAACTCTACAAGTGGCAAATGGAACACCTGACGAAGCGGGAAGACCTTTTAAAATTATACCGTGAACTGGAAAACCCCCTGGTAGACATCTGCGTGGAAATGGAACAGACCGGCTTTGCAGTGGACACCGCGTTTGCCCAGGAATACGGCGAGGAACTAAAAGGCGAACTTGCCGAAGTAGAAAAAACGCTTGTCGCCCACTTCGGGGAAATCAACTTCAATTCACCGGCCCAACTGGCCGAGGTGCTTTATGACCGGCTGGGGCTTCCCCAGGGCAAAGAACGATCAACCGACGTCAAGACCCTTAAAGGACTCAAAGGCAGGCACCCCGGAATAGAACCCCTGTTGAAATACCGGGAACTGACCAAGTTGCTGGGCACCTACGTGGAAGCCCTCCCCCACCAGCTAAAGGCCGACGGCCGCATCCACGGCTCCTTTAACCAGGTTGCGACTGTCACCGGACGCTTCGCAAGCCGGGAGCCGAACCTCCAGAACCTGCCGCCCAGGGCACGGCGGCTGATCGTGGCCCCCAAAGGCTGGCTGCTCTTGGGCATCGACTTTTCCCAAATTGAGCCGCGAATCCTGGCCCACATGAGCGGCGATCCCCACTTCCGTGAACCTTACTTGAAAGGCGAAGACCTGTACTCGACCCTGGCGGCCCGTGTCTTTAAAGTGCCGCTGTCCGAATGCGGGGACGGCAGCAAGTACCGCAAGATGATGAAGATCGGTCTCCTGGCTGTGATGTACGGCACGTCTATGTTTACCTTGTCTGAACAACTTGGGATAAGTGTTGAAGAAGCCCACCGGTTTATAGAAGGCTTTTACGACGAGTACCCGGACGTCTACGCCTTCATTAAAGATACCTGGGAATTCGTCAAGAAAAACGAATACGTGGCTACGCTTTACGGCAGAAAACGCCGCTTCCCCGGCCACCGGGAGCAGGCTATAGTTTACGATCAACTGGCGGCCAAAATCTGTAAGGCCCTGGGCACTGAACGGGTGCCCCTTGACTTCTGGTCAAATAAGGGTATACCCAAGGACTTAAAAAGGAAATTCGGGGCGGTAAAAGGCGAGGTGGAACGGGTAAGGCGGATGGCCGTTAACGCGAGAATCCAGGGCACCGCCGCCGACATTATGAAACGGGCACTCCTGAACCTGTACGAGTACACCAGGGCCAGGGGCTGGAAGATAAACGGCACGGTACACGACGAGGCCCTGCTGCTGGTGAGGGACACTATTACCCTGGCCGAAGTGGAAGAACTGGAAGCCTGTATGGTCAGGGCCGCCGAGTTGGAAGTCCCGGTCAAAGTGGATACGGAAATTATGGCCCGTTGGGGTGACGGGGTCAAGAAGGGAGAATATAAATGGGTTGCTTAGTAAATAGAAGCGGGGCCAGGCGGCTCCGCGAAGAAGTACAGAGCCAGGAACGGGGCGAAGTCCTGACCAGAGCTATCCTCCGGCACTTTGACGACCTCCATTCCCTGGACCTGCCGCTGGACTTCGAAATTGAAAAATATATGCTGGAAGACGGGAGGCTGGCCCTGGAAAACGACACAAGCCGTTTGAACTTTGAAAAGATAGCCACCTTTACGCCGTCTTCGGCCTCGAAGTGCAGGCGGGAACTTTTCTTCAGGGCGTGCAAGGTCGAACCGGAACCCCAGGCCTTCTTCCCGTTCCAAAGACGCTGGATGCGTAACGGCACGGCCGTCCACGCGGCCATACAGAAAGACCTCTTGTACGCTGAAAAGTATTTATCAAATCCGAAGTTTAAAATGGCACGGACTGACCAGGGCCGCCCCGCATGGGAAAAGAACATCAGGCAGGTCAAGCAGTTCGAACACCGGGGCGTCAAGTTCCAGATATACGGCATGATGGACGGCGTGCTGTTATATGTGCCGGACAACAGCAAGATCGGCCTGGAGTTCAAAACGAAGTCCACAACCGTCTCCGCCGTCGGCACCTACAAGCTGAAGGATGCCCAGGAAAGCCACCGCGACCAGTGCACGGCCTATTCCCTGCTGTTCGGCTTAAATGAATTCCTTGTGGTTTACGAAAGCCTGGCAAAAGACAACTGGACAAAGAACGAGGAAGCACGGCCCGACATGAGGGCTTTTTACGTGGAAACCGGCGACTACGAGCGGGGCCTCCTGCTGGACAAGTTCGCCGAAGTAGCCGAAAGCTACTACAACGGCGAAGTGCCCGGAGGCGACCCTTCCAAATGTATTTTCTGTCCGTATAAAACCCGTTGCATTAAGGAGGCGGCGTAGTGGCACGGACAAACTACCGGCGGGGCTACGAGACGGAACGCCGGATAATGGCTGACCTGGCGGAACAGGGCTTTTTAGTCCTCCGTTCCGCTGGCTCCCATTCCAAAATCGACGTCCTGGGCCTGCGGAAGGACCGCATTATCGCCGTGCAGTCCAAACGGACAAAGCTGTATACGCCGTCGGCCTACCGCAAGGAAATCCAGGCGATCCAAGACCTCATAGGAGATTACGGCCTGGACGAAGCTGAAAACCTGGACTTCGAGCTGTGGGTGTGGGTCGATCACGTCGGCTTCCGGAAGTGGCAAATCACCGGAAGAGGCGTGAAAGAAAAAGAGGCTTCTTAAAGTGTGGAAACTCGGCGGCGAAAGCTGCCTTTCTTTTTCCCTTTTTTAGTGTCACGGGCGTGGCCTGCTTTACGGTGAGGACTATGGGGGTGAAATATTGAAAGTTAAAGTGGGCGGCTTCGACGACTTAAACACCGGCGACGCCTTGGGCAAAGTGGCCTTCAGCATATTCTTTCAAGGCTGCAGACGCCGGTGCCCCGGCTGCCACAACCCGGAGCTACAGCCCTTCGAAGGGGGCCGGGAAATAGACGCCCAGGAAATAATTGACCGTATATGGCGAAACCGCGACTGGTACGAGGCCGTCGTCTTTGTTGGAGGAGAACCGCTGGAACAGCCGAAAGCCCTGGAACACTTGTTAAAGTTCATAAGGGGGACCAACATCGAGGCGTGGCTTTACACCGGCTACAGCCCCGGCGAAATACCGGAACCCATCGCCGCTTTATGCGACGTCATCGTGGCCGGCGAGTACCGCGACGACCTGAAAACCGGGGGCTTCCCGGCAAGCTCCAACCAGGTAATTATTAGAAAGGAGAGGCCGAATTGAAAGTAACTGTAACCTTCGAACCCGGCTTTGACCGCCTTTACAGGAAATTTGCAAATGACCCGGTGGGGTTGCAACTACTGGACTTGGACGGCATCAGCCCCCGTAAAGTTGACGTGGGCCAGATGAGCCACGACTATTTCACAAAGCGGCTGGCGGACTCCTCCGTGGACATGAACGCCAACGCCAACGAAGAACTGTCGGCAAACAACTACCAGGCCGAAGTGACCAAGGGCCTTTTGAAGCTGGAAGGCTACTACCTGTTATGGCGGTACAGCAAAAAACGCTTCGACACCCGCAGGGCCAACGAACTTATTTCCGCTATCTGGCGGGGGGAGCTATACTTCCACGACGCAAGCGGCCACGGGGTACAGGTGCCTTACTGTTTTGCCTATTCCACGGCTAACCTGATGGTCGAGGGGCGGCCCTACGGCCAGCTGCACAGCACCCCGCCCCGGCGGTCCGACAGTTTTGTGGCCCAGGTAATTGAAACCACGATGGACTTGTCCCAGGAATTCGTTGGGGCCGTGGCTCCCGGAGACTTCATCGTAAACTTGTGCTGGTACTTGAAGCGGGAAGGTATTGAACCCGGCCGCGAGGACGGCCAGAAGTACATTGAAAACCAGTGGCAAAAGTTTGTCCACGTAATGAACAACAAATTCCGTGTATCCGGCCAAAGCCCGTTTTCTAACATATCCATTTTCGACCGGGTAAACCTCCAAAAGCTGTTTGAAGGCTACCGCTACCCGGACGGCACGCCGGTGGACATCGAATACGTAATGGAAGTCCAAAAAATTGTAGCTGAATACTTCGCCCAGGGCGATCCCAAGACCGGCCTCCCCTACCGCTTCCCTGTCCTGACCGCCAACCTTTCCGTTGACGAAAACCGGAGACCCCTCGACCCTGACTTCGTGGACTTCGTGGCCCGGACGAACATCAAGCTGGGCGTGTATAACATCTACGCCAACGAAGGCTCCAAGATCGCCATGTGCTGCCGCTTCATTAACGACACCGGGCGGATGGACTACAGGGCCGACAGCTTCGGCAACGGCGGCCTGAATATAGGGAGCCACCGCGTAGTTACCATTAATTTTCCCCGTATAGCCCTGGAAACCGAATCCCGCAAGCATTTCTTTGAAATTCTGGACAAACGGGTTAAGGCGGCACGCGATCTTTTACTGGTACACCGCGAGGAAATTTTACGCCGCCGCGTGGAGCGGGGCTTCCTCAAGTTCTTCAAGCCTTTGCGGTGGTTTACGCTGGATATGCTGTTTTCGACCATCGGAATCCACGGCCTTTATGAGATGTGCCACTTCGCGGGGCTCCGGATGGAAGAAGAAGGCGGCCAGGCCTTCTCGGAAGAAGTGCTGAAAGTAACGGACGGCTACGCTTTGGAGTTTAGCCGCGAGACCGGACACAGCTTCAACACCGAAGAAATCCCGGCTGAATCGACCGCCGTGACCCTGGCCGGGAAAGACCGTGTTTTATACGGCGACATTCTCCAGCCGTTCAGCCTTTACAGCAACCAGTATATCCCCCTTATCGCCGATATGGACGCCGTTGACCGGGTGAAGCTGACCGGTCGCTTTATGAAGCACGTTTCCGGCGGCGGCATCCTGCACCTGAATATCCAGGACCGTATTCAAAGCCCGGACACCATGAAGCGGCTTATGCTCCTGGCCCTGAAAGAAGGCGTGGAGCACTTCGCCATAAACTACGGCTTCGGGATATGCACCCAGGGCCATACCTCCGTTGTAGGCACCGGCAAGACCTGCCCGGTATGCGGGGAGCCCATAGAAGACCACTTAACGCGGGTCATCGGCTACTTTACCAAAGTGTCAGTCAAGCTGGGGCGACACCCGCAAGAACTACGAATACCCACGGCGACAGTTTAAAAACATTGCTTAATCCGGGGGGACGATATGTCCTCTGTCACACCGGCCTTTCCCTTTACGGAGTGTGTATTGGGAGGGCGATGAAGATGCGGAAAGTACGGCTGGAACTGGGTTTTTCGGACGGGGAAAGCACCGCGTTAACGGCGGCCATACCCGGCCGGCAGACCGTAACCAAAGTCAAAATCGAAGGAGTGGACGCTTTGAAGGTTTTAGTCAAAAAGCTGCACCCGGAAGCCATGATACCGGGGCGGGGCACGCCGCTTTCCAGCGGCCTCGACCTCCACGCCCTGGACGTTGTTAAAGCGGAAAACGTCAAGAAACCTTACGACACCGAAACCGCCGCCTTTACCGTCCGGGCCGGGGAGCGGGTTTTAGTAAGGACGGGGCTTGCCTTACAGATGGAAGCCGGGATAGAGGCCCAGGTAAGGCCCAGGAGCGGCCTGGCCCTAAAGCACGGTATAACTGTCCTGAATACACCGGGCACCGTCGACGCCGACTACACCGGCGACGTGGGAATCGTCCTCTGGAACACCAGCCGGGAACCTTTTGAAATCAGAAAGGGCGACCGTGTGGCCCAGCTGGTCTTTGCCCCGGTACTGCATAACGTGAAGTTGGTGGAAGCTGCGGAACTGGCCGAAACCGAACGGGGGGCCGGGGCCTACGGCCATACCGGGACAAAGGGGGGCTGCAAGTGATAAAGCCGGACATGGGCTACCGCCAAAAATACTGGATTGCCTTCCTGCTCGTGATAGCCCTGATATGGCTCGTCGTTTACCACTTCGGCTTTTACCTCGACCGGGACGACTTGGAACACGTATCCCAACTAATCGACCAAGGGGTGAAATTACTTGAAATCATTTAAAAGGCTTTTAATGATGCTGGCGGCCCTTCTCATTGCCCTAGTGCTCTACAGTCAGTCGGCCCACGCTGCCACCGTCACCGTGCAGCCCGGCGACTCTGTCTGGAAGCTGGGCCAGGCTTACGGCGTACCGGCTGACGTGGTTTTAGACGCTAACGGCGGCAACGCCCTTATTTTCGCAGGCCAGGAGTTGGACGTGCCGGACGTTTACCACGTCCAGCCCGGAGACAGCCTGTGGCTTATCTCCCGGGCTTACGGGACCACCGTTGAGGCTGTCCAATGGCTAAACCGCTTAAACGGGACCTATATTTACGTAGGCCAAAGGCTGTATATCCCGGCGGCCTCGCCACCCCAGGCCGGACAGCGGCGGGAACCCGTTACCGTCAACCGGGGCGTAAGCGGCAGGCCCAACCTGGACCTAATGGCCCGTGTTATCCAGGCCGAGGCAGGGGGCGAACCTTACGCCGGGATGGTGGGCGTGGGGGCCGTTATCCTGAACCGTGTACGCGACTCCCGCTTCCCTAACAGCATAGAGGGCGTTATCTATCAGCCTTACGCCTTTGAAGTAGTTTCAAACGGGGCCTTGTGGTGGCAAACGCCTACCGGGACATCTTACAGAGCGGCCCAAGACGCTTTAAGCGGCTACGACCCGACTTACGGGGCCTTGTACTTTTGGAACCCTTACGTTGCAGGCTGGGCGGGAGGGCATACGGTAACGACCCAAATAGGCAGCCACGTATTTGCACGCTAGAGGAGGGGCAAACAATGAGAGTAACGCTAATCGACCGCACCCCTGTGGACGTTTTATTCAAGGCGGCGGCAATGCCTTACCAATCCAGGCCCACTGAGGGGCTTGTGAAACGGGTGTGGGAAAGCGGGCACCGCAGCATAGCACGGCACGGGATGGCCAGTTTTTTGGTGGAGGGCGTAAGCCAAAGCCTGTTAAAGCAGTTAAGCCGGCACCCGCACGTTAACTTGACGGTGAAGTCCGCCCGTTACTGTTCTTTCGAGGATACTGAGTGCGTGGTGCCGCCCTCCTTGAAGTGGCAGGACCGCCTTGAATACGCGGACGACTACAACACCATAATGATAATTTACGAAAAATGGAACAGGCGGGAGGGCTATACGGAGCCCGAAAGGCGGGAAATGGCCAAATTAATGCTCCCGCTGGGCAGCACCACCAGCCTCGTCATCAGCGGCAATTTCCAGGCTTTGTATGAATTCCTGCAGCTGCGGCTCTGTAAAAGGGCAGAGTGGGAAATAAGAAAAATGGCCGGACAAATGGCCGAAGTCCTGAAAGACCAAGTGCCGGTCATTTTTGAAAACCTGGGTTGCAAGGGCGATGAACTGAGCTACTGCCCGGAAACCCACGGGGCTTGCGGCAAGCACCCAAAGAAACCTGCCTAGCCCTTTTCGTCGTCCACGATGTCGATCAATTCCCGGATGTCCCGGATGTTTAACGCTTTAGCAATAGCCAGGAGGTGTTCTTTGTTGATGGTTGTCCTGGCGTTTGTCGCAAATTCAGAAATAGAAGGGCGGCGGACGCCGGACATCTCCGCCAACTGCTGTTGCGTTAAACCCCTTTCCCTCAAAACGTCCTTCAGCTTTATTACAAGTCTAAGACCCATCCCAGGCCCTCCCTTCATTACCCTAAAGTATACCATGTCACTGAGTACGGAATCAAGTACAAGGTTTTTATAACGGCGTCACACAGCCCCCTTCCATACGGAGCAATAAGAAAAGGGGGAAGTAACCGTGTACGCTTACAATTACCGGATGGACAGCCGTTCCCTTGAACAGTTCGCCCAGGACATCGAAGCGGCGGCCAAAGCCGAACGGGACATTATCCAGCGGTATGTACGACATTGCAAAATCAAGCACGGCATTGAACCGGCCGTGGAGGACAACGGCTGCGATAACTCAGGCCGCCTTTTAAGCGACCGGGAAGTGAACAGCCGGGCCGACTTCCGGGTAGACGGCAAACCGGTAGAAGTGAAATTCAACAACAACCACCTGTCAAAGTTCCACTTTAAAGTTGACCAGTTAGAGAGCTATTTGAAGCAAGGGGCGTCGGTGCTGTGGGTAAACGGCTATACAACCGGTAAGCCGGTGTTCACGGTATTGGAAACAGTTGACCTGGAACGGATTAAACGGACACATACACCAGTGGCATTTTTACCGTGGGGCGGGAAGCTATGTTATGAAATTGCGGCCACAGAATTCCGCTGGACGACGTTCGAGGAGGGAGAACAAGCTGATGGGTAAAGCCATTTACTACCGTAAGGTTTTGGAAAGGTGGGAAGCGGAACTGGCTGAACTGGAGGCCGACATAATGAGCCTGGCCGACCCCGGTAGACCGCTGCCGCCCCTGGAAGAACTGGTGGAAAATGAACTGGACATCGTCGAGCGGGCTTATTACGAAGAATTCAAGAGGCGTGTGGAACAGCTACGCCGCTGGGCTGCCCAGGAAGGCGGACCTGGGAAGGAGGTTGGCGGCCATGCCGAAGAGGAGGCGGATCGGGTTCACGATGGATAGGCATACAGAAGACAACATAAAGACCCAGGGCCTGAAAATAGCCCTGTGCGGCGGTATGCGGAGCGGCAAGGACACCGTGGCTGCATACTTGTGCGAAAAGTACGGCTTTACCCGCTTCGCCTTCGGCGACGGGATACGGGAAGTCTGCCGCATCCTTTACCCCGACCTGGTGGCCCAAGGCAAGCCCCGCAAGCTGTTTCAGGACATCGGGCAACTGCTCCGGCAGTACGACCCGGACGTGTGGGTGAAGTATGTATTACACCAGATGGATGAAACAAAGCCGGTGTGGGACAACGCAGTTATTACCGACCTTAGACAACCGAATGAATACACGGCCCTGAAAAATAAAGGCTTCTATATTGTCCGTGTCAACGCGGACGATTACGTTTGCTACCAGCGTATGCTGGCGGCCGGCGACCACTTCACCCAGGCGGAAGTCGACCATGTCACTGAATCACACCACCGTTATTACCGGGTGGACTTCGATCTCTACAATAACAGCACCATTGGAGAACTATACAGGCAAGTTGACCAGATGGTTAGAATGTTGGGGGGCTGGACATGGGGAGTGTAAAAATCGACCTGGCTTCGAGGGAAAAGCGGCTGGAAGACACCTTCCCGCTGAATACCCTTAAAGGCGTCTACGCCCCTGCTGTCCCAAAATCCACCGGGTACGGGAACACCGCTTCATCCGTGGGGACTACGACGCTTCCATTATGTTGATAGACTTCGCCGACAGTATGGAAGAAGCAAACCTGACCCGGCGGCAGAAGCAAGTTATTTACCTTGTGTTTGGAAAAGACCTGCCCCAGAAAGAAGTGGCAAGGCTGTTGAACATATCCCAGCAAGCCGTTAGCGACCACGTCAACACCGTCGTGAACAAGATAGCCCAGGTAAACCGGCTCAAAGGGGGGTGGTAAAGTTGGCCGTTAAAATGTATGAAGGCAAGTTCGCACCTGGTACCAACTACAAGGAAGCCTTTAAAAAAGCGGCTGAACGTTTGATAAACCAGGACCTGCCCCTGCCCTGGCGGATCAAAGCCATTGACGACCTTTGCGAAGCCTACGTGGAACAGACCGGCGAAATACCGGACAGCCAACAGCTAACCCTGCTGGCTAACCACATCCTGGCTGAAGAACTGGCCGACCGCTGCCCCGACAAGGTAACAAACACGGAATATCCTATTTTGTCGGAAGGCCAGGTGAAGTTAAGAAAAAGGCGGGAACTGCCCCGGCCCGACTTTAACTACTACAGCTACGGCAAGACCTTCCCGAAAAGGGCGACTCAAAAACATAGGGGGTGGGCTGGATGCAAAGATATTTAAACACGATAACCCAGGGGGACAGCTACGAAGTGCTGAAAGACCTACCGGAAAACTCCGTGGACGCCGTAGTCACAGACCCGCCATACGGGCTTTCTAAAGAACCGGACATCGTGGAAGTTTTGACCCACTGGCTGGACGACCAGGAGTACAAACACCTAAGCAAAGGCTTTATGGGCAAGGACTGGGATTCTTTTGTCCCCAGTCCGTCCCTCTGGCGAGAAGTTTACAGGGTACTGAAGCCGGGCGGCCACGTCCTTTGCTTTGCCGGGACACGCACCCAGGACATAATGACCATAGCCCTCCGGCTGGCCGGCTTCGAAATCCGCGACGTTATCGAATGGCTTTACCTGACCGGTTTTCCTAAAAACATGGACGTAAGCAAGCAGTTCGACAAACTGGCCGGGGCAGAGCAGGAAATTATCGGCGTTAAATACAAACGTAACGGCACTAACGGCACCAACAACGAAATATTTAGGCAGGCCCCGAGGGAAACGACTTACATTACCGCCCCGGTAACGGAACTGGCCCGGAAGTGGTACGGCTGGGGCACTGCGTTGAAGCCGGCCCACGAGCCGATCATCCTGGCCCGGAAACCGCTTGAAAAAACCGTTTGTCAAACCGTCGAAAAGTACGGCACCGGGGCCTTGAATATCGACGGTTGTTTGGTAGGCGAGGCACGCTTCCCGGCAAACTGTGTGACCACCGGCGGCGACCAGTGGTACAGCGAATATTTCAACGTGACCGCTAAGGAAATTTCCAAGAAGGCGTCCAAGGCCGACCGTAATTCCGACTGGCGGGGCAATGTGATTGACCTCCCGGTAAAACAGGCCGGAAGCCTGAAGATGAGGACGGACGGAAGCCTTGACGGATACATAACCACCAACCGCAACACCCACCCCACCGTCAAACCCACCGGGCTAATGGCCTGGCTTTGTAGGCTGATAACCCCACCGGGGGGACTCGTGCTAGACCCGTTTGCCGGAAGTGGCAGCACGGCGGTAGCAGCGATACGGGAAGGTTTCAACTTCATCGCCATTGAACGCGAAAGCGATTATGTAGAAATAGCAAAAAGCCGCACAACAGCGGCTTAAACAAAAAAGGGGGCTACCATTATCCTTACATGGGTCGTCTTAATTCGAGTGCTTTTATCATGCCTTGCAGGAAATAACTACCTCTTATCGAATAGTGTAAAAAACATCAGGAGGGGTAATGAATGGCCGAAGAACAATTAATGGACAGTACGCTTTTGGCTGGGATTTTTGGTTTGATAGGTACAATCATCGGTTCATTAATTGCTGGTATTTACAGTTATAAAGGTAGTAAAAACGCGGCCGAGAGAAATATTGAAGTACAAAATAAAGTTTTAACCGAAGCTAAAGAGCTAGAGGATGAAAAGAAACGTGAAATCATTAAAACATATGCAAAATTAATTTATTTAGATCTTCTCACAGCGGTATTTGAGGGCTTCCAATTCTTAAAAGGAGTAGCAAGGCCGAATGTAGGAAATGCTCCACCTTTATTGCCTATGTATCATGAGTATGGAAAAGCAATTACTTTTATCAGCAGTGAATTTAACGCTGATGAATTAACATTAATTAATAAATTATATGGGATAATAGAAAAAATTAGGCACGATATAATAAATCTTAACTATATAACAAATTCTTTCGACCTTATTAGATTTAATTTCTTACTTCTGGAAGTTGAAGTATTCGGCGAAAAATATTCTAAGATAATGAGTCTGGATGGAAATATGATTACAAAAGATTATCTTATCTATGAACTTCATGGTAAATATAAAAAAATATTCGATAAATTAATAGAGCTAAGCGATATCAGGTAGTCCCTTTGTTTTTTTTCCTTATATCTTTGGATTTACCTGTCATTTAAAAATTGCTTCCAATTGTGGTTGCAATTTATCCCATAAAGTAGAAAGAGATGTAATTGTTGAAACAATATCTTTAACAGTAGACATTATTGTCCTTGTTACTACGGTCTTTTGCTTTTCTTTAGGGTTTGTAGCTTGGCTTGACAGAAATGATATAAGTTCAATAATCTGATTCTTTAAATCTGTATTAATACTTTTTTCTGCAATGACCGCTTCGGTAAATTCTTTTAATGACTGTACAAGTGCTTGGTTTCCAGAATTCATGATATTACTCATCGCAACATTAATCTGTTGTACTTCTCCTGTATTGATCGAACCAACTACACTATTATCTACTTTGATAAATGGGCCTTGATAAATAGGGCTTGCTGAACAAGTTTTCCAATTTCACAAACTGCTCTTAGATAACCGCATACACAGTGTAATTTTGGTCCTTATAAGTCTTCAAGATGGCGCATATAAAATGGCAAAAAAGAAGCCGGAGCCGGTGTTCCAAGTTCATTACCAGGAACTGCAGCGCAATGACGCTCTCTGCTGTCTCTTTGAGGCGTGCCATGATCCTGGCCAAGCCGTATCTGCGCTTGCATACGCCAAAGCCGCCTTCAACAGCGTTGCGTTCCCTCATGTCCTGGTGTGCGAATTGCTTCTCCCGTCTGCTATCAAGTGGCGGACGGCCCAGCGGCGGCCCGCTCAGCCTGATGCCATGTTTTCTGCAGAAAGAGAGGTTTTCTCTGGTACGATATAACTGGTCGGCCAGGACTGCTTCCGGATAGTGACCGTACCGTTTCTTGTAATCTTCGACCGCCTGTTTTAAGCCAAGACTTTCGTTGAAGGAATCCCAGCTGAGGTGATCGATGAAGGCGTATCCATCAACCATGCTAATGGCCACTTTAGCCCCAAACTCGGTCTCCGCCCTGGCCTTGCCCCTTACTATGGGACGCACGTGGGGCTGAGAGATGCTGACTATGCGATCATCGATACGGTGTGTCCTTGTCTGGTACATCTCCCGCTGCTGGGCGTAGAGAATACGTGTAAATTCTCATTTTCATTTAGTTCAGTCCAGGCATATATTATCAGATTGAACAATATGCAACCGGTTTTAATACCATAGCAATCTGCAAATTTTTCTCATTTTCTTTTAGTAATGTCCGTCCGTCCTCTCCCATATGTTAGCATACCCACCTGTGTACCCCTTCAAATTCCAATGCGAAAAAGGTAGAATATTTGGCGGTGTTAATTACCATGCAGCAGATATTCTACACTTCCGTCTCGCCCGAAGAATATTACCGTCTGGGCAAAGATTTCCCTTTTCCTGTACCCGATTCCTGCCCGAATCCTGGCTGCCTGGTCAAGATAGCCCCGCAAAAGCATGGTTTTTACCGCCGGAACGTCGTCACCCCGGATTTCAGCGCCCGGATTTTGATCCGCCGGTACCATTGTAAATATTGCGGCAAGACCATCTCGTACCTGCCTTCCTTCTGCCTGCCTTACTTCCAGTACACCGTGGAGGTAATCTATACCGCTCTTCGGTACATCCTGGTGTTTTGCTACTCCCTTCGGGCCTCTTTGCAGTTGCTCAAGCGGTTATTCTGGACCCCCGCCCACCTGCAGTTTTACGCCCGGCGCTTTTTTGCCAACCTATACCACATCAAACTGGGCCTTCGTCAGCTCCTCCCCCGGGTAGAACTACCCGGGGAGAACCTGGATAAAAGGGAAGGAGCCAAAAAGGTACTGCACATTGTGGCTGCTGGATTCGCCCACATCCAGACCTTCTCCACCAGGTTTTACGCCCAATGTGGGTACTCTTTCCTGGCTCCTCGCACATAATTTTAGCATCTAAAAGAGCCTTTTGGGTACCCCTTTGGAAGGGCAAAAGCCGCCAACAAACCTTTTGTCTTTTTGTTTGGCCGGGGAAATGTTACGATTACGGCGGCGCCGAAAAAAGGCTTTAAGCGCTTAAAGCCTCCTAAACAGGAGGTTTTGGTTATGCTTGATGCCAAAGAAAGGGAAAACATCGCCTTAAAAAAGTTTTCTTTAATTGCGCCGGTGTTGAACGAAGAAAAATTGAACCAGCAGGAATACTTTCGAAAGCTCTCGGACCAGCTTATCGACATGCCCCACTACGGACCGCGGCGCTATGCCGTGAAGTCCTTTCAGTGGTGGCTCTACCTTTACCGTCGCTATGGCCTGGAGGGGTTAAAACCGGGCTATCGCTCCGACCGTGGAAAAAGCCGCCGGGTGACTGCGGAAATCGCCGCAAAAATCCGGCAGAAAAGGGCGGAAAAGCCCGGTTTAAAAGGTATCCTCCTCTATGAGGAACTGGTCAAAGAGGGGGTGTTTACCCCGGACAGGCTCTCTTTGGCCACCTTTTACCGCTTTTTAGCCCAGAACCCGGACCTGGCCTCCGGTAAAGATCCCGATGAAGAAGAAAAGGATGTCCGGCGCTTTTCCCACCAGCGGGTAAACGAGCTCTGGCAGACGGACATCATGTACGGCCCATGCTTAAGGGTGGGCCGGTCCAAAAAACAAACTTACCTCCTTGCCTTCATTGATGACGCCTCCCGACTGGTTACGGCCGCCCGGTTCTGCTGGGAGCAGAATTTTACCGCGGTCAGGGCCGTTTTCAAAGAAGCAATTTTAAAACGGGGGGTCCCGAAGATGATCTATACCGACAACGGCAAGGTTTACCGCTGCAACCAGCTGGCCGTGGTTTGCGCCAGCTTGGGGTGCACGCTTTTGCATGCGGAACCATTTTCTCCCAGTTCGAAAGGGAAGGTGGAACGGTTCTTTAGGACCGTCCGGATGCGCTTTTTAAGCCGCCTGGAGATGGACAGGGTAAAGTCTTTGGAAGAATTAAACCTGCTTTTCTGGCAGTGGCTGGAGGCGGATTACCAGCGCAAAATCCACAGCGCTCTGGGCATGAGCCCCCTCGATTATTTTTTATCCCAGGCGCAAGCGGTAAAGATGTTTTCCGACCCGACCCTTTTGGACGAGTATTTCCTTTTGCGGACAACCCGCAAAGTTAACCACGACGCCACCTTTTCTTTGGAAAACATCCTCTACGAAACAGACCAGAAGTTTGCCGGCAGCAGGGTGGAGGTCAGGTACGAGCCCGAATGGTTGAAGTCCCCCGCCCGGCCGGTGTTCCTTTACCAGGACGGCTTGAAAGTGGGCGAGGCTAGGCAGGTGGACTTCTTTGCCAACGCCTGGGTGAAAAGAAAGGGGCGCGGCCGCCCGGCGCATCAAAATGATGAGCCGGAGGAACTTTCCCCCGCCCGGGGCGGTGGGGAGACCACGGCGCCGGTCATCTCTTTTACCCGCCTGCTCGAAAATGAAGGTGAAGAAAAATGATGTTCACCCAGTTCTACGGCCTAAAGTTCAACCCTTTTTCCAAAGAGGTGCCCTTTGACCAGTTGTTTGCCAGTTGGGACCTTCAGGAGCTGACCTCCCGTTTAAAATATTTGCAGCAGGTACGGGGGATCGGCCTGGTTACCGGGGAGCCGGGGTGCGGGAAAACCAGCGCTTTGCGCAAGTACGTCAGCGAACTGAACCCCGCCCACTACAAGACGTGTTACTTTGCCCTGTCCACGGTAACCGTGCTGGAATTCTACCAGGGTCTGGCTCTGGCCTTGGGGGAAGAACCGAAGCACAAGAAGGTGAGCATCTTCCACCAGATTCAGGGGGCCATTGCCAGTCTTTATTACGAACGGCGGATTACCCCGGTGATTGTCCTGGACGAAATTCACCTGGCGGGCAACAAGATTTTGGAGGACTTAAGGCTTCTATTTAACTTTCAGATGGACTCGCAAAACCCCTTTATTCTAATTTTGGCCGGACAGACCTTAATCCGGAGCAAGCTTGCCCTCAATGTGAACAACCCTTTACGGCAGCGGCTGACCGTCAAATATTCCATGCGGGGCTTAAAAGCCGAGGAGATCAGGGAGTATTGCGTCAGCCGGTTGAAGTATGCCGGCCTGCACGAGGAGATTTTTACCCCCGCAGCCTTTGAGGCAATCTATGCCGTCACCAACGGACTCCCCCGGCTGGTCAACAACCTGGTCACCACCTGTTTGATCTGCGCCTGCAGTAAGAAGCAAAGGGAGATCGATCCCGAGGTGGTCTACCAAGCCCAGCAGGAACTGGAAATTTAGGGGGTTGGTTTGCTATGCGCAGCCTGAAAGATTACTTTCTATTCACCGGCTTTTCGGATTTGCTGCCCGTAGCGGTCAAGATGACCCAGGAATTAAACTACACCAAAGAAGAAATGATCGAAGCGATTTGCAAGGTAGCTGATAAAGCCAGAGTCTATCCACCGACCAGGAACCGGACGGGTTGGTTTGCCACCGTGTTCCGCGAAAAACTACAAGAAGCGCGGGCGGAAATACTGGCCTTCCGGAATAGGTACCGGGATTAGCTATTCTTGAATCTGGGCTGTCTAATCAGGGCAGCCCGGATCTTTTTCTAATGCTAATGAAATTTGCAAATGTTTATTGAAGGTACCGGTTTAATTTGCGAATTTCGCTTGTTTTTGGACTGGATTGACCCAATTTAATGTGAGAATCGTTATTGGATTAATTTGAGAATCTACAAATACGAATGGTTTCCAGTTCTCTAGACTGCCGGGCGCTCAAATTGCCATGGCCATCACACTTTAGAAGAAAATCGATTGTGCCCAGGTTTCTGCGAAGGTACCCCAGTTGTTTACCGATAGCCTTACGAATAGCCTTCACATGCGGTTTTCTCTGCCTGGCGAACTTCAGGTAGTCTTTTCTCGCCCGCTTGCGGTAGGTACGGGGTTTCCTGGCCAGTCCGAGTTCCTGATTGTACAGGGTGTCGATCATCTTTTCCGTTTTTTCCCTGGCCTCATTGAGAAGGGAGAGGTCAGTGGGATACCGGATGTCTGCCGGGGCGCAGGTAGCGTCAAGCAACAGCTTGCCCTTGTTCACTTCCGGCTTCCATACTTCAAAATTACCGGAGCCTGATGGATTGCCTGGGTCTTTGTCTTTTGGGTCTTTGTCTTTTTGTTCCTTGTGTTTTTCGCTCTGGCAGATCAACTCGTTAATTTTCTTTATGATCTTTTGATCCAACCGTTTCCGGAAATGGACCATTAACGAGGGATCGAAGGGCGGTTCTATCTGGTATTTCTCCAGCCCGATGAAATACTGGAGATAGGGGTTTTCGGTGATCTGCTCCACCGTCTCCCTGTCGGTGAAACCGCATCGTTCTTTTATAATCAAGGCGCCCAGGGCCATACGCAAGGGCTTTGCCACTGTACCGGTACTGGAGGGGAAAAGATCGGCATATTCATTTTCGATCTGCTCCCAGGGTATTATCTTGGCCAGTTTCACCCAGCGGTTGTTGGCATCAAGTTTTCCTTCGAAGGGAAGTACGAAGTCTTCAATAACCATCTGACCAGTGGGACGCCGGTACATATTATCAGCCTCCAAGTGCAAGCTTTTTACATGATTGAGCCTGTTTTCCTTGGAGAATAATTCGACAAAAAGGCCCTTAATCCCTTGGTACTACTGGAATTTATGGCTATTCAGCAAGCCCTAAATAGGTTTGGTAATATTATATCTCGGAAATAGTCCGTAAACTCCTGATATGGCTTCCATTTCTCCCAAAAGAAAGTTAATTTTTTCGGCCAACATTCTGTTTTGAATCTCAATTGCCTGCGTAAATTTTAAATAACAGTCTATACAAAACGTCACATTTTCATCCTTGAGGGCTAAAACTGCAGGCCGTCCACATTGAACACATTTAGCCACAACTTCACCATCTTTCTATTCGCTGGAATACCAATTAATCTAGTTAGTTGTATTATAAGTCCCTCTTATATCCTCTTGCAACTTATTTAACTGAAGTTTGACAGTTAAAGTCCATTTTAGCCCTTTAGGGAGGCCACAAACCCAATAAAATCAAGGGTCAGTCACTAAATCATTCAGGAGCGTTGTGCCACGTTTACAGTTTTTGCCTAGTAAGAACTACCTGATGGTGCTATAATATGGGTATTAGTAGCTACCCCATTACCCTAAAAATTGTTATTTCTTTAATTGCTTGCCAGTAAAAATTGCAACTTTTTCGTTGGAATTCCTAAATAAAGGAAGATGTTGTGGTACGTCTAAATCTTTTCCCCCGGAGACCTTGAAATCCGGGGGTTTTTACTTTTTTACTGTCAAAGTTGAGTTTAACAATGGTTAGCTTAAATGACCAAAGAGAAGACCTTAACCCTGCGGGGGCTTCGCTCCCCCAATTTCCCTCACCTTATCTGGTCGTAATCTGGCCGGTTAACCACCCGCTGACTGGCCTCGTCCCACTGTAGGGCGGCGATTCTTCCCGCTTTGACCGCTTTCAGGAACATATTTGGAACCGCTTTGCTGAATATCCGCGAGCTCCAGGCATGGGCGTCCTGTTCAGCGTTTAATCCGCTGGCTTGTAGGTGGCCAACGTGCTGGAGGTGATGCCGTAGCTCATGTAGGAAGCTGACTATGCTGATGTTATTCAGGCTGATGGTTTTCGATGCGGGTTGGTAAATTGCGAAGGCTCCCATTACGACACCGCCAGTTTTCACATTTACCTTGTCCACCCTGTAGATGCCGCAAATGTCCTCGCCCAGCTTTTTAAGGGCGTCAAATTTTTCAGCCTCCGATTTACGGTAGAAACCGGCCTTGACCATTTCTTTCACTAACCGAACCGCTTCCGGCTTAACCTTTATGCTTTTATAAATGGGGTTTTTAAGTGTCATTTTGTTGATCCTCGCATTTAAGTGAATTTGTTGCAATAGGTATTATATTACGTAATATAGTACATTTCAACTGGTATTTTATTCATCTTTCAGTAGCTGTACTATTTGTTCCAAAATTTAATAAGAAACTATAAAAAAGCGGGGCAAAAACCCCGCTACTCTTTAAAGCTACTTTTTTATTTTCCGAACCCTGTGCTTTTGGGGTGCCAGCGTGTTTAAGGGGGAGGCAACGGTGTGCTGTTCACGCAAGTCCTGCTGGGTAAGTGCGATATACCGCTTCGTCATTGTCAAGTCTGTATGCCCCAAGATTCTTTGCAGTGCGAAGGGTTGGCCGCCATTCCGTAAGAACTGCAAGGCGAAGGCATGACGCAAATCATAAGGGCGAATCCATACGCCTAGCTGCTTGCTATAAACTTCCAGACGATCCCCCCACTTTAAATCCGTCATTTTACCTCCTTCTGAACTGCAGAACACAGGGGTGCTGTTTTTCCAGGCAGGGTGTCTTGATTGCAATAATTCCCTGATGACTTGTGCCGTTACAGGGGATATGGGAAGCGTCCTGGTTGTCCTGGTTTTGGCGATTTCGGAACGGATGCACACTTCCAGGGAACGGAGGTTGATGTCGTCCACCAGCAAGGAAAACGCTTCTTTCGGGCGAATACCTGTATCTAACGTGAGAAGCAACAAAGCATAATCCCGCAGTCCCGCAAATGTTTCTTTGTTCGGCAAGGTAAGCAGACGGGCTAATTTTTCTTCTTCTATGTTGACAACCCGGCCTTCCGCCTTCCTGCGTTTAAAGCCGGCCAATGGGTTATCTGTAAAGATGCCCTCCTGGATGCACCAGTCAAAGAAAGCCTTTAGGTTGACCAGCCGCAAATTAAATGTCGCCGGTTTGACAGGCTGTGCCATATACTCCAGAACAGCAGATTTCAGGTTTTTGGAATTGTACGCTTTTGGGTGGCGGTTAAAAAATTGACTAACGTGTTTACGGTAATCGGTAAGCGTTCTTTCAGCTAATCCTTGAGCCTGTTTCCAGAAAAGGAACCCTTGTAACGCTTCCTGCCATGTATCCGGTACTTCTTTTCTGACGGTAGCAACTTTCTTTTTCGCCAT